TTAGTTTTTGCGTCTTGCTTGCCTTTGGGCTTTAGCCTTATTTAGATTATCTAAAATTGGCATGACAGTAGCGGGACTATAAAGGTGCTTCCCATCACCGCCAAGATTAAACGCTCTTAATTCATCAATAATGGTTTTTCTTGATAAATTGTACCGTTCCATTAACCATGAAGCCGGCACACGGTTTGGTATTTCCTCCGCTTTAATTTCTAAAACCTTACCGATGTTTGGTACATCGTCATGTATAAAAATTTGAGGCGGTTTTTCAGATTCAACTACAACAATATATTTACCCATCTTTATACACCTTATGTTCTAGCAATGTTCTCAGGAGTAATCACAGAGGGTCAGCAATGCGATTACACCTGTAGAACATTGCTAAGAATGTTCAATAGAAATATTTAAAAAGGTATGTCTTCCAAATGCTCTGTTTTAATAACTGGGTCAGGAATATGAAGGGTGCAACTTGATACCAAAACATGAAATTCTTCACCAGGATTAAGTTTCGCCAATCGATGTGCTTCACGTTCAGCACTCGCATAACTTTCATGTTTATAAGTAGGATTGCCGCGGCCCTCGCTCCAAACTAAATAAAATGGTTTCATGACTGTTCAGCTCCTTCTATTAGTTTCTCTTTGGCAAACAAAGCTTCTGCACCATCTTCAGTAAAACCGATATCTATTAAGAAAAAACCATGTGGTGCAATCGGATCCCATTTAGATAAATCCGATGAGTCCATAATTTCCAAAAATTGATCATCAGAAACACTTCCTTCTAAATAAAGTCGAGTAGTGACAATATTGAAGTGCTCCTTTAGTTGATCCCAATCGCCTTGACTTAACCATTCTTGATCAGCATGATTGTCATCTAGATATTTAAGAAATTCAGGATGTACCCAACAACCCATTTCATCCCGGATGATCTCAGTTGGTTTTAATTGATTAATCATCCTTCAGCTCCCGATTCATCCATTTCAATAACATCATCAGTAAATTCACGAGAACCAGGTGTAGCGAATTTTTCAGTTGTCCCGTACTCTTCTTGAAGGTATGCGTTAAAAAACTCAGATTTATTCATCACGCGAAAATCATCTGGCAAGTGGCCTTCAGCATCCTTAAATATCTTTTCAAGCGTTGAACGCGTAGGGTACTGACCAAGAGGGAGTGACATAGTAACAATTGCTTGTTGCCCATCTTTATTAACTGCATAAACTTTCATTTCAAGTTTGATTGGTGCGTTCATTTTCATTTTTCAGCTCCCGATTCGCTTGCTGCTTCAACCATTGCCTTATATCCATTTTTACTCAGCGTCGACATCGGCGCGACTGAATATCGTTCATATGCTTGGAGCATCTTTTCAGTTGGTACTCTTGGTAAAAGAACATAACCCTCTGGCACCGCCTGAGCTTTGGCTCTTGCTAACCATGCCGTTTCACTTGTATAAAAATCTGTTTCAAATTCAGGACTAAGATCTCTATAAAACTTGTACGCAATTGGGTCATTATTCTTGTACCAATTTTCATGAGCCAATTTTTCTTCATCTTCATTAAACATCGCTAAGCCCTCAAATATTCTTCTTTAGTCCACTCAACAAACTCTTTATAAAGTTGTTGTGCTGGTTTATTTAAACGGTTGTTGTAGTCGATCGTTATGCGGCGCCAAGCGACTGGTACCGCATAATGCTTGGTTAGAAACATTGCTTGATCAATGCCTTGCCGGACTATTACGTAGCCCAGCAATTGCAAGTAGTACATAAAACCAAGCATGTGTTTTTGGCTCACTTTCTTGTACTGATCTTTCATATTAGAAACCGTCTCCTAATAAATAATCAGGCTCAGCCTCTTGAAGTGGCGTAGATGTAGGGTTCTCTAATTCAAAGCGGCGTTTTCTCACATACCCCATTAGCTTCGGTTGAATCTGCGGATCTCGTGCAGCCACGTCTATTTCCAAAGCATCTAGCGTTGTAAGGTCTGGTGCAGTTTGGATTTGAACCATTAAAGAGGGTGGCTCATTAGCAGATGCCTTTTCTTTTTCTAGCTCTTCAAGACGTTTGTGAGTGGCGAGAAGGATAGGCTTCATTTGTTCGTCATCCCATGTGCGGGTATAACGATAAACCGCATTTACTTCTGCAGGTGTTTTTGACTCTTTTACACGCTGTAGAAGAGTATCTAGGGTTTGCTGATACTCATTGTTTTTTTCTTGCACAGGTGTAGGCTGAGTTAAAAAATCTTCAGGTGAAGACACATAAGGTTGTTCTGTAATAACAATCGCACTATCTAAAGCTGATCCTATATTTTCTGAAATATCTTCGGATTGCACCAATGAGTCTTCAGAAGTAGTTACATTTGTTTGCTCAGTAATAACAATTGTAGGTTGTTTAACTTCATCAACAATTTCAGAAGTCTTTTCTACAACTACTGTCTGTGCACCTTTTGATTTCTTAGCACGCTGTTTCTTTGGTTCGTCACCTAGGCGAATAACACTAAAATCGTCACTAACTTCAAAACCTAACGCTTTAGATAGTGCTTTTAATTGAAGCTTGGCGTTTTCTGCATCACGTTGAACAAAGCCGCTATTAATAGATTCAATTAATGCGGTGGTTCTAAAATTCACGACGTAAATAGAAGGCGAATATGTAGTAATTACAAAAACATCCTGTCCTTCCTCATATTCATCAATAGTTAATGGCTTTGTGAATGTAATGCCAGCCAGCTCAATAGTTTCGATTTTGATGCAGAATTCAAAACCCGGTTTACCAAAAACAGAAGCGGGGAATTGATCTAAGTCAGAAAAGTCCAACATGTCTCCAATAGGACGACATAGAACAGTTTTACCTTTTTGAAGTGCTGCAAATGCTTCTTGAGCAGTTAAAATATTTTTCATGCTGTCATCCCCGTTTTCGCTAAGGTTTCAATTTCTTGTTTAACTGCCTTAAGTTTTGCCGCTTCAATTTGGATAAGGGCATCGATACCTAAGTGCTCACAAACTGTTTTTACATCGAGGCCACGTTCAGCAATAAAGTTTTGAAGTTCATCTCTTTGTTGATCTGAGATACCGTTAAATTCAGGTGGACTAATCCAAGTGCCACGTTGCTTATCAAACGTGCAATTCAATGCTTTAGCCCTCATTAACATTGCTTGGCGCATGTTCTGGTAATACATATGTTCTTTATCAAGCGACTCAGTTAATTGATTAAGGTCACCTGCATGCTCTGCTTCCTCACAGCTTTGTTTCCAGTTTTCTAGCTCTTCTTGGGCTTTAGCTGCTGCAAGTTGTGCAGGCGTTAAGGTGTTAATGTGATCTTTAGCTTGAGTAATCAGGTCAGCCAAGAAAGTAGGGTGTGCTTTAAGATCAGGTACCCATACTTCACCGGTTTCACCGCCTAAAGCACCTGAGTTTTTCGCATGATGTGTAGGCGAAGGTTTGAAATTAATAACGCGGGCATTTTTACCTTCACCAGTAGTAACAGTTGTTAGATAACCCATGACATCTGCGATACGGTAAAGCTCGTTACGGTTTTTACCACCTAGATCTGGTCGGTAAATAATTTGATCACCGTTTTGATCTTCTGATGCGTGTGCAATGAAAACAACATCTTTACCTAAACTGATCAAAGTATTGATGTATTGCTTGAACGTTTGGTTCGCTAAACCTTGAGCCTTTAACTTTAAAGAACCATCTTTTTGACGGTTATTTGCCGTAAGTAACAGGTGGGTTTTAATGCATTCAAGCATTGCACCCACGGTATCAATGACAACAGTTTTATATGGTGCTAAGTCCTGCGGAGTAAGGTTTGCAACATCACTCCATTGTTGAACCTGTACAACTGCACCACGACGTAATTCACCAGTACGGTGAGCACCACGGTCAAAGTCAAAAGAAATTGCTTTTTCCGCAGTAAAGCCCATCGATGATTTACCTAAACCCGGATCCGCGTATAGGTACACAATAATTGCTTGAACCAATAAAGTTTGGTCAGCAGTAATAATCGGTAGAGCCATTTTATTATCCTTATCTTGAGCCAGTGAAGCCGCGCTTAGTTTTATAAGCTTTGCGGTCATAAGTAGGAATGTTTGTTTCACGCAGTTTTATAGCGAGCTGCTTTCTGCGTTGGAAGTCGATTACTTGCATAAGAGAAGCGAAAATCTTTGGTTCCTTAGCTTTAAATTGCTCAACATTAAGTGGCTTTTTAACGCCATCTTTAATTTCGTAAAGTACTGAGCCGTTAGCGTTTGCAGCATAGATAGCCCACTTAATACGTACGGAATAAAGACCTTTATCATCACGGCCCAAATAAGACTTATAGCCGTCAGGGTGCTTTTTGAAATTAGACATCATTAAACCTCCACCAACTTGTTACGTTCGATGAAGTCTTTTAGAAGGTCATTGATGTTGCGGATGTCTTCAAATTCGGTGAAATCGTTATATGACTTACCGTTAATGTCAGTGATTTCATTCACAGTGAGTTGGGTAATATCGACAGCGGTGAATTCAGAACCCGGAACGCCGTAGCTGTCTGGATGAGCTTCAAAATCAAAGCTAACGTTTAAACGGAAGCTATCTAATTTGATGACAGCAACGCCAGAATGTTTACTTGTGATTCTCGCGGTTAAAACACCGTAAGTACTTGGTTGAGTCTTAGGGGTAAATAGAGAAGGGGCTTCTTTTGTTTGGAAAGCTGGTTGCAATTGGCAAGCAACTAAAGAACCACCAGAGATTGCAAGAGCAGCCATGCTGACAAATGCAAATGAGTTGAAAGGAGGAGCTTTTACGTTCATAATTGATCTCGCATATAGCAAAGCACATCGGACCTGGGGAGGGGCGGTGTGCTTTTTTGTTATCTGGTGAAAATTATTAAACCTTAGATTTAATTTTGATGCAATAGATATTTAAACCTAAGATTGAATTTATTTTAAATTTTAGATTTAATAGACAAAAGAAAACCCACCGTGGTGGTGGGTTGGTCGCTGATTTAACCTGACAAAGGTATTTTTATGAAATTAGATCAGATACTAAATATGCAAATGTTTATTAGCATGGTAACAATACTTGTGAATATTGCCATTTGGTTCACATTTTAAAGAGAGTTCTTATGTGTGAAATAAAGTTGACGAGAGCTGGTCTGTTAATTAGCTTAATACCTCTAATCACCTCAATTGCTTTACTTGTTAAGAGGGTGCTACTGGTGGATATGTCATGAAAATCAAAAACAAACGTATAGTAAATTTTGTGCTTAGTTTTATCTCAATGTGCTCTGTTATCGTTACTCTCATTTTAGTATTGCAACAACACCAGTGACTGCAGCAATTAAGGCCAGCAGCACCCCAACATAAGCAGTCCAATGCGGTTTGCTGGATTTTTTAATCTGTCTTGATGTCAATTCATAGCTTATAGCTTGTAGAAGTGGTGCTGGGATAATTCCGCTTCGGCCTTCACCGCTTAAAAGCATCATTAACTCGTCATCTGAAAGTTGCTTGATTTCTTCTAGCGTTAATTTAACTTTGGGAGGCCTATATTTTTTAGCGGAATCAGGAATAACTACTTTAGGTATCTTATACATATATTCTCTACCGATATGGTTTAAAGCACTGTGTCGGGTCACGGTTTCAATTAAACAAAAAGCTGAATCCGCTTAAATTCTTTATTAGCCTCAATATGACTTCTATAAAATTTATCTTTATCTTCTGAATCAACAAACTCTTTGAATGTGGTTGCTTCAAGAAGTCTGTAAATAAACCTTTCACCTGTTCTAAGCACTACCGTCAACAAGAAGTGTTGATAAAGAACATGGCTGATATTACGGGAGTTAACTTCAATTTTTTGCATATTGTGGATTCCACTTCATTTCCTAATATTCCTCCAACCCTAAACTAATCTTTTTTATTAAATTTCCTGCTGCCCTGAAAACTCAATTCTTGAAATGAAATCAATAGGCAAGGCCAGCTTTTCACCAACAATAGTTTCGAAGTGAATCCATATACCTGCAGCTTCATTTTCAAAATTCACACTGATTATCTTTACTAAGTTGTAAGGCTCCGCAGCCCCCATCATGATGATATTGAAGCGGTGATCTTCACGAACATAAGAAATAAGCATCTGATGAATTGCCATTTGTTCAGTGCTTGTTAGATGCCTGTATTCGTAAAGTTCTGGTGGCATATATTTTTTATTCATTACGAATCTTACCTCATCAACTTCTTCTTATTTACCTTTTCAAGTGCTGTACTTTTCTAGAAAATCATCAACCCAGCCTTGCGCTTGCTCCAAATTACTTATATCTGATAGTTTTAAATTAGTACCTTCAGCTTCATTAAATCCTTCGATTATAGCCTCAAAGATATTTGCTTCATTAATGACCTCACATGCCATTTCAGTAGCGTCATAACTTTGCTTGGCTTTTTTAAGTGAGGCTATTTGTTTTTCAATACCTTCGCCAATTTTACCTAATGCTAATTTGAACTCTTGGCGATTAATCGTTAGCGCAGTTTTGGATTTATTAAGTGTTGCGATCATAATACCCTCTTTTCTTTAAAAATTAATTACTTAGCTCGCCTAAATTTCACCATCATAAGAATGAGAAACATATTTACCAATGATGCCAATATGCTCCAAGTCTTGCGGCTCAACGATCTCTCTTTCATAGCTAGGATTATCACTATCAATAATCAAGGCTCCGTCATATCTACGAGATAATCTTTTGATTTTTAGTTCATCACCATACCTGATTGCATACACCTTTCTGTTCTGAACTTGCTCTAGTCTATTAACAGACTTGTCGATAATTACAACGCTGCCGCTTGGTATCCTTGGTTCCATACTGTCACCATCAACATCCACTTCTACAAGATTTTTAGGTGAAACTTTTTTCTTATGAAACCACTCCATGCGTTGTGCGCATCCCGTCATCCTGGTTGTTGGCTCAAATTCAACCAGTCGGCCATTACCTGCGGAAAACTTGACGTCTACATGCGGAATAATCATAAAAGAATTAGGATCGAGGTCATCCGGTGCTTCCCATGCCATAACTGGCCTATATGCATCAGCATTCTCAGGATTGTCAGCCAACTCGATCATTGATCCAGAACCATCTAGCAACCATCCGGCACTTACTCCAGTTAAAGCCGCTAGCTCTTTCAGGGTTTCCTTACCAATTTTCCCCTTTTTCCAGTTAGATGCAGCTTGAGCTGATAGTCCCAATTTGAGAGATGCTGCTGACCATTTTAGATTTGCATAATCAAGTGCTGCTTGGATGCGTTCAGCTATAGATTCCATAATCATTAATAAAATAAACCTTTGGTTTAAAATTCTATTGGAAATTTAAAAAAATAGAAGCAATCATGGATTGTATTAAAATTAAACCTATGATTTAATTTTGGTGAAATCAATTAAAAGGGAGATTTAACTTTGAATCCCATTAAATATGCTTTTGATGCTGTTGGTGGTCGATCTAAAGCAGCAGCGTTACTAAACCGTACATACATGGCCATGAGCAAGATGGAAAAACGAGGGGTATTACCAAGAACTGAATATACGGGCGAAACCAAATATGCCCAGATACTTGCAATTAATAGCGGTGGAAAGTTTACGGCTGAATGGCTACTTGAGAATGCTAAGCCAGAGTCGTCTATAGCATAACTGACCTCATGAACAAATATCAGTTTAGGAACAACCATGACCAAACAAAAGCCAAGTGCAAAAAAGACGGTGGGCATGCCGACACATTTATCTGAGCCTGTAGCTGAGCATGTGGCAAGGGAAGCATATGAACGAGGCTGGTCTAACAGCCAGTATTTAAGATGGTTAGCCATTCTGGATATGAAGCGTTGTGAAGATGACAAGAATCTTATGTCACAGGTATCTGGAATACCCAGAGAACGTTTTGATTTATATGAACAAAGAAAACAATCCGTTCGGAGAGAACGCAATAAAAAAGCCTGATGGTCAAGATCAGGCTTCTTAATTCACAAATTTAGGAACCCATGAATATGCAAACTAATTTATCAAATCAAACGTCCAAACACAACTTACAAGAGTTTTTAGTGGGTGATGTAGTGGTACTTACTGAAGAGTGCCGTAGTTTTAAATCAAATGATTTGTTTGAAGTTAAAAACAAAACTTTGACCAGGTTGTGGACTATCAAATCAGAGAATCATTTGATTCTGGTTTCTTCAAAAGAAATCCGCACCGCAACAGTCGCCGAACTTAATGCCAAACGCCGACTAACAAGTGCTGAGCAAGCATTAGCGGAGGTGTCATGAACAGCTTTACACAGCAAATCAAAGATTCTCGTCAGCAAAGAGAAATCCAATCTTTTTATGAGCCTGCATTGCGAGTGCTTGGGCACCTATTTGAGGTGAAAAAGCAAAATTTACGCAACAAGGGTTATGACGAAAATAATGCGGCGGTAACCAAAGTTGAGTTTTCAGAGGCTATGGCTCGTCAATTTCGCATAACGCAATGGTTAGCACAGCAGATTGTAACCAGCTTAACCAAGGCGTGTTTGGTTGATTCTTTTGGAGGCTATGTTAAGCCAAAGGATGGTGAAAAGTGAGATATGCAGCAAGAAGAAAACAGGATATTTCCGTTTCCACCACACCGCTAGAGGTGGTAATTCCACTGGAGCAACCAGTAAAGATCTATTCGGCTAAAGAATTAGCAGCCATGCCACTTTCAGTTATGAATGCCGCAATTGAGGCTCAGGAAAGATTTTATCAACTTGAAGAATTAACTCATATGGGGGGGCAGGCTATAGCAGTTCGCCGTCTCATGGAGGATGGGCACAAACTAATTCAGGTGAAAGAAAAGTCTCGTATTCGCTACAAAATCAACGACGAATTTATTCCTCCAAGAATTATTCGTCAGTTGGAAATGCGCGGATTAGTGAAGCTTGGAAGGGGTAAGTAATGATTATTATCACCCCTTCAAAGCCCCTTCGAACCCCCTTCAAAGGAGATAAATAACCATGCGTGACTATGGGAAAGTCTCACCACATTTCTGGACGGGAACTACGGGAAAAAAACTTCGTCAAACACCTGAAGGCTTAATTGTCGCTATGTATTTAATGACAAGCCCTCACGCGAACATGCTTGGCTTGTATTACATACCCCTTCTATATATTGCTCATGAAACTGGCTTGGGCTTTGAAGGGGCTTCTAAGGGGCTTCAAAGAGCCTGTGAAGCGGGGTTTTGTAGCTATGACGAAGCCACGGAGACAGTCTGGGTGCACGAGATGGCACGTTTTCAAGTAGCTGAGTCATTAAAGCCAGCCGATAACCGCTGTAAGAACGTGCAAAAAGAGTATGACACATTGCCGTCAAGCCCTTATTTATCAAGCTTTTTCGATAAATATGCACAAGCATTTTGTATGACTCAAAAGCGTGGCGAAAACGCCAAAATAGATAGCCCCTTCAAAGCCCCTTCAAAGCCCCTTCGAAGCCAGGAACAGGAACAGGAACAGGAGCAGGAACAGGAGCAGGAACAAGAAAATACTCACACACAAAACGCGGCTGAAAATTTTTCAGCGAAAGAAGAATCTTGGAAACCAAATCGTGAACTTTTGCTGAATGTGCTTAGGACTTCACAAGTGGGTGCACAAGCAGAGCAGGTTTTAGAAATGCCAAATTATGAATTTCATCTTGGCAACTTCAATGCTCACTGGGAAAACAAAATTGATCTCACTGAAAACCAACGAACTCGAAAGTTTGCAACTTGGTTAATTCAGGAATTCACAAAGTCGATAAGACCTAAAAAACAAAACTCACCAATGAAAACTGCACCAGCAAGAGACGTAAACAGTGCTTGGGGTGATTCAAAACAGTATGCACCAGCCACAGATGATATCGATGTAGGGGAGATGCTATGAATGCATTGAGCAAACAATTCAAAACTGAGCTGGTACAAACTAATCAGTTTTGCCCTAAACACAATGAGTTAATGGTTTTATTAATTGGTCGTCCAGTTTGCCAAACATGTGCAAATGAAGCGTATGTGAAATCACAAATTGAACACGCACACCAAGTCAACCTTATGGTACGCGAGAAACATTCTGCCGGAGCAAAACTTCCTGAGCGCCACAAGGAAAGCGGATTTAAAAATTATGTGGTGAGTATTGATCCGCAGAAAGAAGCTAAAGCTGCTTGCCATAAATTTGTTCAAGATTTTAATTCAGGGAAGAAGCGCAATCTGATTATGGTTGGGCGTACAGGAACAGGCAAAACCCATCTTGCATGTGCTATTGCTCGTAACGTTTTAGACAAGCGTAGTTATGTTCGTTACGTCACCTCAGAAGACATGGCAAATGAAATTGCCACTGCATGGACAAAGCCCGATGACAATGAAGCAAATGCAATATTTCGCTTCACGGACTGTGATTTATTGATATTGGATGAATACGGTTTGCACGACCAACACGAGAGTCGATTGCAGCTCGTTCATAAAGTTTTATATGCACGTTATGACGAAAAAAAGCCGACAGTTTTAATTTCAAACATGACGCTTGAATCTACAGAAAAGGCGCAAGGTTTGAAGGAAAACTTAGGGGACCGTTTATGGTCTCGGTTTCAACATGATGGTTTGACAGTAGTTGAGTGTGACTGGGATGACTTGCGTTTTGGTGGGGCAGGATCATGACTAAATTCGAGATTTTAAGCTGTGGCTTACTCATTTCGTGTGTAACAGCAGTACTTTGCGGTGCGGTGGTTTTGTGGTGGTTGGCGCGTAAAGAACATGATGAGGTGAAATGATGATTAAGGCTGAAGTTGTTGTTGATGGCGACTGGTTGAAAATTGGTAATCGCAGTATCCGTATGAACCAATATCTTGATTGGGTTGTTCTATTAGACGGGGTAGCAGAAAAACAATTTCGCTTACTTGAAGACGCTATCAAACATTGTTTGGAACAAAAATATGATTGGTCTGTAATTCCTGCACACGTCAACTTTATGGCAACAGATGAGGATGGGATGGCATGTGGTTGGTTGGTTGAGCCTCATATTGTTGGTAATGCATGGCGAAACCAATCTCATCTTTCAGCGTTTTTTAACTTAACGAAACGCCAAAACCCCTTCAGAGGTGATTGGAAAGACTCACTTGAGAAACGTCCTGAATATGTAGAGCCAGTGCTTAAGGATGGTGAAAAATGAGTCATTTTCATGATGTGCAAACTATTCAGGTTGATAAAGACAAGCAGGTTATTCAATTCACACGCAAGCGTGAAATTAGTGAATGTGATCATGGCCATATCCAAATTTCTGAAGAAGACAGTGAAGTTTTATGCACTGACTGCAACACGAAATTAAACCCTGTTTTATGGATTGCCAAATATTTAGACCAATTGAATCAAGTCACCCAACGTAATAACAGAATGCTGGCAGAGGTCCGTGAAATACAGGCAAAGCTTGAAAAGAAAAATAAGTTTATGTGCAAACACTGCCATGAAGTAAACACTATTGATTTTAAGAAGCTTCCTTCACAAGCAGCTGTAGTGCGCGGTATGGCCGTAATTGATCAAGAGTTTGACGGTATGAAAGTGGAGCATAGCCGATGAAGTTAACTAAACAGCAACGTGCTGAGCTAAAACAAAAGTTTGGTGGACATTGCGCTTACTGTGGTGAGTTGCTTGGCGATAAGTGGCATGCAGACCATATCGAAGCAGTGAAGCGAGATTTAATTCATGTGGGTGGTGGAAAGTTAATTACGGGTGAAATGACTAGACCGCAAAACGACACTTTAGAAAACATGAACCCTGCATGTGTTCCTTGCAATACAAACAAATCGTCTATGCCGCTGGAAGGGTGGCGAAAAATGCTGACTCATTATCGGGATGTGCAGCTACTACGCGATAGCACACATGCTCGTCATTTGCTTCGTTTTGGGCTGATTGAAATCAAATCTGAACCAGTGGTGTTTTTCTTTGAGAGTTATAAAGAGGGCCAGTCATGAATAAACCATTAGAAACTTTTGATATAGACGCAGCAAAGGCTCGCTACGAAAAATTACGAGGCCGATATAACCGGAGTGGGCTATCTAATACTGATTACAACGAGCTACTTCAATTAGAAAAGGCAATCGAGCAAGCAAAGAAAGTTAATGAAGGAGCGCCGATTGATGAGCGAAAATAAGTTATCACCAAGACAGTTGGTACTCATTCGACGGGCAGCTGAAGATGCTATACATGCTTGCAATAGACATTACGGCCCATTTGTTGACTATGTTGCTCACCCATTAAATATCATTTCATTGGTTGATATGGCGCAAGAAAGCCTACACCAGCAAGAGCTAATAAAACAAAAGGATACAGTAATAAAATTTGCTAACAGTATGGCGAATTTAGATCAACAGAAGTTCAAGGAATTACAAGAACGGATAAATCTTGCCCTGCAACAAATACAAGGCAATTTGCAATATGTTGAGCAGGATAAGAGAGAAAACTTTGAATTTCTGCAAATGGCTATGATTCGAGCATTTAAAGAATTAGAGAAAGTGCTCAATGGTGGTGAGCCTAAATGACATCGATGAGTTTAGCGGATTATCACTCTAAATTTCCAAACGGCCATAAAGCTAAAAAGGGCCGTAATAAATTTAATGCTTCAAAAGTCACATTAGATGGGATGACTTTCGACAGCAAAAAAGAACTCAAGCGATATATCGAACTTAAAGCCATGCAGCAACGCGGTGAAATCTTTGGATTAGAGCACCATGCAAAATTTGAATTGGCTCCTAAAACTAAGATAGAGGGGGAAAAGAGAACAAAGCCGGCACTTAGATATTTTGCTGATTTTACTTACTACCTCATCAATGGCGAGTACATCGTTGAGGACGTTAAGTCTATTGCTACTAGGAAATTACCTAGTTATCGCAATAAGAAACATTTAATGAAAACTGTACACGGTATTGATATTAGAGAGGTTTGAGAAAAGTTTATGAGCGACATTGAAACGGTAGGCTGGACGGCAGATAAGCGGTTTTTCATATTAAAAATTAATATGGAAACGAGTTTGACTACAGATGATTGTGAGGTTTTAGCAGGATTGTTTGTTGAAAAATATAGTCTGGAATTTTCAGGCTGCCAGTTTCATGGAAAGCTCGCAGTGATATGTGGAGATAAAGTTTACGTGAATCCTTGGGCGCTTGATCAAGAAGCAAGTGTAGATGAACCAGTTGAGGAACTGTCATTTAGTGAGTTCCAAACGTTATTGAATAATTAAGGTATAGGGGGTGCTTATCTTATGACTACAGTTGTAATGGATTGGTCAAGATTTTCTATTTTTGAATGGTTCGTTTGTGGCTTAAACCCGAAATCACCTTCATTTGGTGCTGCGAACGTTAGATGTACTGATGGGAGGTCAATAGACTTTCATGACAAATTAGGGGTGGTAGCTGCAATGGGTGATCAACTAACAAAATCAGTTGCAATGGTCATTATGACCGAAGGAAAGTCCCAACGGGATTATGAATATGTTCGCAATCATTTAGCTAAAATAATGATTGATGGAGCAGAGAAAGATAAAAGAAGAGAGCCTAAGGGGATAGCTATTTACCACTTAGCTTGGTTAATTGCTCGTATTGTTATTGATTTTGCTTTAGATCCCGAATTAGAAAACGCACATAAGGATCCTGGTCGACTTGTTTATGCCGGCATTAGAAGTTTCCAAATGGATCCGGAGGTATACCGCAAAACATGGAAACGATACGAAGATATGATGATTGCCGCGCTTAATGAAGAAATTTTAAAAGCTACTGTAATCGCTGAACGCTATAAGAAAGAAACCTTAAATGAAGCAAGAAATTAGTTTCCACTTTTGTGCTATTTGAGGTATAGTTTTATTAAATTGGTCGAAGTATAAATTAGACCAAATTGCATTTAAAAGCTCATCTAAACAGGTGGGCTTTTTTATGGCCTCATTAAAAGCTCGGGTCCTTAAGGATACCGAGTTTTTTTATTTTTAGTCTTAATTCTAGGAATAAACAGCATGACTATGACAAACGCTGAATTAGAGAATGAAATCAAAGCTCTAAAAACTCAAATTACATCTCTTCAAGGAACTGTTAGCAATAAAGCTGATGCTACAGCAGTAAGTGCTTTGAATGCCCGAGTTACTAGTGTGGAAGGTGTAAATACAAGCCAAGGTAATTCAATCACTACTTTGAATAATGGCTTAAATGCAGTTTCGACACGTGTTACTGCATTAGAAAATAAATAAATAAAAAACTCGGTCCCAAATGGAGACCGAGTTTTTTTATATCGAGTAAAACTGGGGACGAAGTACTGCGGTAACAGCACTTCGACCTCCTGACAGATGTAGCCTGCCAAAAGCCAAGCCCAGCTATCGTGCACACGATTTGCGAAGGCTATCAAAAATATAAGCTTTTGCACAGGAAAATTTTTATGAAATCAAAACCAATAATTCCATGGCAAGGTGGTAAAACCCGTTTGGCTAAGGATTTGTTGTGTAAGTTCCCAGAACATTCATGTTATGTGGAATTATTTTGTGGTGGAGCAGCATTATTCTTCTTAAGAGAAGGACCAGCAAGAACTGAAGTAATAAATGATCTGAATGGCGAGTTGGTAAATCTGTACCGGGTAGTGCAGAACCATTTAGAAGAATTTGTGCGTCAATTCAAATGGTGCATTTCAAGTCGCCAGATTTTTGAATGGGAAAAACTAAAAGTACCAGACACACTAACGGATATTCAGCGAGCTGCAAGATTTTATTACCTTCAGCAACATGCGTTTGGTGGTAAGGTTTCTGGGCAGACATTTGGATATGCAACAACAGGCCGCTCTTTAAATCTCTTGCGGATAGAGGAAAGTTTAAGTGCAGCACATTTGCGTTTGAATGGAGTCTATATTGAAAACCTGTCCTGGGATATTTGCTTTGATAAGTATGACCGGGAACATACATTTTTTTATGCTGATCCGCCGTATCTAGATACAGCAGGTTATGGAGTAGATTTTCCATTAGATCAGTATGAACTTCTTTCTGAAAAGATGAAGACTTGCAAAGGGAAGGTAATGCTATCAATTAATGATCATGAAAAGATTCGTGAAATCTTTAAAGGTTTTAATTTTGCATGTACTTCAATTAATTATTCTGTTGGTCGTGATTTGGCTGCTAAGAGTAAGAAAAGTAATGAACTGATAATTATGAATTATTGATCTCATAATTTGGTTTAAAAGTTTGCCGTAATAATTGCGGCGCAAACGGCCCCTCTAAAAAATGGTTATTGGAGGGGCTTTTTCTTTTTGGAGAAATAAAAGTGCGTATGAGCCGATTATTACTAGCCACAACTGCTGGATTAATGGCCTTAAATACAAAACTAAGTGTTTTAAGCGCCTTGGTTGCATCATGTGGACACGCATCACCTTTGAGCTGTAAGGCAAATACAGTAAAGAGTAAACCTAACAAACTAAGTCAAAAGAAAAAACGCCTTATTGCTCGTCGTCTTAATAAACATAAGTGAGCTGGATAAATGGACAAAAACGAAGCTAAAAAAAATCTGGATAAATATTCACAGGAACTTGAGCGTTATCAAAATCTCTCCAGATCGGGTCTTAGCCGTGATGAAATGTTAGTTATCGATAGAATAATTCTTAGATTAAAAAAGCAAGTTAATAATTTACGGACGGCCTTATATGGACAGTAACGATTATTTTTGGCTTACAAGAAAAAAAGAACCAAGAACAAAACCAAAAAGCCGCCCATTACCCAAAGCAACTCAAAAATACCTAGAAGCTGAAGAAGAATTTACTCATGCATTAGATGTGCTTGAAATCAAATATGAAAAGAAATTTAAGTTTAAATCTACAAAACATTGGCGATTTGATTTTCATTTAATTGAACATCGTATTCTGGTCGAAATTGCGGGTGGTCCATGGTCAGGTGGTCGAAAAGGTAAGCTCAAAGATAAAGCTTGGAGTATGGATCGATACGATGATGCTGAAGCAATGGGATATACGGTTGTTCGGTTAGAGGCAGCACCAAGTTTTAAAATTAATGAATCTGGCCCGTTACAGATACAAGCTCATTTTGCTAGTCAGTGGCTTAAAAACTTAAAGAGGCAAATATTTAATGGATCAGATCAGACCGTTTCCACCAACTGATTTTATTGATCAAGCTGAAGAAGAGGAAGCAATTCGTTTAATACCGGCTCCAGACCTAAAAAAATGGGTTGTGGCTAATTACTTAACGATTGGTGGGCCTCTTTATAATCCAGATCATGATCATATTGCTGAGTTACTTCATGATAATGAAGAGTTCTTGGCATTTGCTTGGGCCTCTTCTGCATATAAAAGCAAGCAGGCGATGGTGCTGGGGCAGTGTGAAAAAGTAATGTTTAACGTCGGTGGCTGGCGTAAAGCTAGACAAGAGCAACAGATGCGTGACTGGTTCGGTTTTGTGCCAACATACTTAATAACTGTCGACGCTTCTTTCTGTGAGCGTGCAAACGATACAGAGTTCTGTTATTTGCTTGAACATGAGCTTTACCACATTGGAGTGATGAGAGACGAGGACGGAGAAATTGTTTATAGCGATAGTTCTGGTCTGCCTAAGCACTATCTTGCTGGTCATGACGTTGAAGAGTTTATTGGCGTAGTTAAACGGTGGGGACCAAGTAAGAATGTTAAGCGACTTATTGAGGTCGCAAAAAATCCGCCGTTTGTTTCTGATTTAGATATTGCGAGATGCTGCGGGAACTGTGTAATCAATTGAGCCTTATGGCTCTTTTTTTTGTCCTGTTTGCTGTACGTAGCTGTACGAAGGGGAATTTATGGCAGCACTAAAAGAGCCTGTGAAAATATTTATTGTTCAAGCTCTTGCATGCCGTGATACCCCTCAAGAAGTGGTTGAACAGGTCAAGCAAGAGTTTGGAGTTGATATTAGTCGTAGCCAATGCGAATGCTATGACCCAACAAAATATTCGGGCAGAAACTTAAGCAAGAAGTTTGTTGAGCTTTTTGAATTAACCAGAGAGAAGTTTGATAAAGGCTTAATTGATATTCCTATTGCTAATAAGTACTACCGACTGAAGCAATACCAAAGACAGCTTGAGAAGACTAGAAACGTCAAAACAGCCTTAAAAATTCTTGAGCAAGCCGCTAAAGACATTGGTGGTCAATTTACTAATCGTCAAGAAATTACAGGCAAAGACGGCGGACCAGTTCAAACAGTTAATTCTGAAATTCCAGTTCCAATGGAAGATTACTTAAAAGCGCGGAGGGAAGTCTTAGATGAGTACTGATGCGGCTCGGGATAAAGCCATCCAGATCGAGGCGCAAGAAGATTTATATTTCTTTACAAGGTACATGTTTAAGGAGCGCCGAGGCTACAAATGGATGCAAAATTGGCACCACTTAGAAATCTGCGAAGCATTAATGAAAGTTTATCGCGGTGAGACTAAGCGGTTAATTATTAACGTACCACCTCGATATTCAAAAACTGAAATTGCTGTAATTAATTTTATGGCTTGGTGTTTTGGAAAGAAACCTGACTGTGAGTTTATTCATATCAGTTACTCGGCAATGCTTGCCGCAAATAATGCATTTCAGACTCGTAATATGGTTCAAGAAAAGGCTTATAAAAAGGTCTTTCCTGATCTTAAATTACGTGAGGATAGTAAAGCTAAGGATTTCTGGCGCACAGATGCAGGCGGAGTCTGCTATGCGACTGGTACTGGCGGTACCATTACAGGTTTTGGTGCAGGCAAAATGCGTGAAGGCTTTGGTGGTTGCATCATCATTGATGACCCGCATAAGGCCGATGAAGCCAAATCAAAAACTATCCGTGAAGGTGTAATTGACTGGTTCCAAAATACTCTCGAGTCTCGTACTAACTCACCAGAAACGCCAATTATTGTCATTATGCAGCGTCTTCATGAAGATGATTTGGCTGGATGGCTGCTAGGTGATAGAAAAGACGGCGTTCCTGTAGCTGGTGGTAACGGTGAAGTGTGGGAGCATCTATGTCTTTCGGCTATTCAAGAAGACGGATCTGCATTGTGGCCAGCAAAACACAATATTCAAAAGTTGAAGCAAATGGAGCAAGCTGCGCCGTATGTTTTTGCCGGGCAATATCGTCAAATGCCATCACCGCCAGCAGGTGGTTTTTTTAAGCCTGACAATATTGAAATTGTGGATGCTTTACCTGCTGATGTAGTGAAGCAAGTAAGGGCTTGGGACTTTGGTGCTACTGAGAATGAAGGCGACTTTACAGCAGGTGTTAGAGAAGCTCTTGGCGCAGATGGTTTTACTTACATTGTCGATGTTACAAGAGGACAGCTTGGTCCAGACAATGTTAATAAGCGCTTAAAACAAGTCACAGAGTTAGATGGGATGGGCGTAACGGTAAGGATTCCTCAAGATCCTGGTCAAGCTGGTAAATCACAAGCTAGTGCATTCGTAAAACTTCTTGCAGGATATGACGTCAAAGCCAAACCAGTTTCGGGAGACAAACTCACACGTGCACAACCTTTTGCGGCGCAAGTTAACGTGGGTAACGTGAGAATGCTTAGAGGTGATTGGAATAAAGACTTTATTGAAGAGCTTCGCAATTTTCCAAATGGAACGCATGACGACCAAGTTGATGCTGGTTCAGATGCATTTAATGAATTGAATGGAGGTTTTGAGGCCTTCTTTGCTGATATGGGATTTGCTCGATGAGTGACGTAACTTTTAAACATCCTGAATATGTTAAAAACTTGCCATATTGGCAGAAGCTAGATGATGTGTGTGAAGGCGAGGATGCTGTAAAGGCTAAAGGAGAAAAGTATCTTCCGAAACCCAATGCTCATGATCAATCACCTGCAAATAAAAGTGCTTATGAGGCTTATCGTACTCGGGCAGTCTTTTATGAAGTAACGGGGACTACATCTAATAGTTTAGTTGGTGCAGCTTTTGCAACCGATCCAAGTTTTAAATTTCCTCCAGAACTAGCTCACTTAGAACGCAATGCTAACGGCGCGGGATTAAGTGCTTATCAATTGGCACAGAACGGGATCCGACATTTATTAAAGCATTATCGTTGTGCTTTATATGTTGACTATCCTGCAGTTACACCGGCTCGAAATCTTGCGGAGTTTAAACAGCAAAAAGCCTACCCGATGATTCACTTATTGAATGCCATTGATGTGATCAATTGGGATTCAATGATGATTGATAACCAGAAAAAGCTTTGCTTGGTGGTCATCCGTGAATTTACTTCAGAACGAGGCGCTGATGGCTTTAGCAAATCTGAGGTAGAGCAATACAGAGTACTTCGTTTAGAGCCTGATAATGAAGGAAACTTCATCTATACAGTTCAAGTTTACACAAAAGGCGACAAGGGTACATGGAAGGGCGAAGATAAGAAGTATCCCACTGATAATAACGGGGATTTCTGGTCTTATATTCCATTCACTTTTGTGGGGGCTATTGATAACTCTGAAGAGATTAAAAAGCCTCCATTGCTCCCATTGGCTAATCTTAATTTAGCTCATTATAGAGATAGTGCGGACTTTCAAGAGTCCGTTTTTTATATGGGCCAACCACAGTTTTATGCTAAGGGAGTTAATTGGGCTTGGTATGACGAGGCTAAAAAGCGTGGCATTTATATCGGTGCGAAAGTTCTATTACCTTTACCTGAAAACGGTGATTTGGGGATTGTACAAGCAGATCCAAACACATTAGCACGGGAAGCTATGAAGGATAAGTGGGAGCAAATGAAGGAGCTTGGTGCTCGACTTATTGAAAAAGGTTCCGCAGCTAAAAAGACTGCTACTGAATCTAACAGTGATGATGCCGTGCAGCATTCCGTTCTTTCACTTTGTGTTGTGAATATGAATGAAGCTTTGTCTATGGCTTTACGTTGGGCTGCTAAATTTGTAGTACCTAATGTTGATGTTCTGACTAAAGATGAACTGATGTTCGAAATTAGTCAGGAATTTAACAAGCAAGGTTATTTAGCTGAGTTGGCTCGTCAATTGTTTGAAGCAGCTTTACAAGGTAGATCTTCATTCAAATCTTGGTGGGAATACAACCAAACAGGAATGTTTCCTAAACAAAAATATGAAGAAGAAATCCTAAATGTTGAAGCTGAACAGGATGGGACTTTGAATCAAGGAGTGAATTGATATGGCGGCAACTATCAAAGAACTCTTAGAGGCACTAACTCAACACCAAGCATATCTTTTTCGCGCTTCATCAAAAACAGTTAATGAATTATTAGGTTTATTTAATGATGATACAAAAGCAATGCTTTCAAAGCTGCGTGATCTATTAGAGGAACTTAATGATTCAGAGAAAATTGCTTTAGCTGGTGGGAAGTATACAACGTCAAACCTCAGAGAGATTAAAGATTTGATTGACCAATGGTTTGCTAGTGTAAATACAAGCTTACCTGAAGCTTTCACCGTCTCTGCTACCGCTTTAGCGGTTTATGAAGCTAATTACATAGCCAAGCTATACGGAGCGAAAAATAAAACTCTTAGCGGTGACAAGTTCTATTCTGCTGCTAAAAAGGTACCATTGGCTGGTGGTGCCCTAGTTGATGATCTTTTATCAAGAATTACTGAAGCTGCCCGTCAAAAAGTTGAATATGCAATCAGAGATGGTATTAACACTGGCAAAACTAATAGTGAGATTATTCAGCGTATCCGTGGTACCAAGAAGCTAAATTATGAAGACGGATTACTCAACAGCACAAAATCAGACATTGAGCGCACTGTAAGAACGGTTCGGAGCCATGTAGCTAACCAGGCATATTTAAAAAGTTTTGATCAAATTGGCTTCAAATATGTGCGATTTGTGAGTGTTCTTGATGGAAGAACTTCAAAACTTTGTGCATCCCTTGATGGAAGCTTTTGGGAAATAAATGACCCAGCAAAGCGCGTTCCTCCATTACATCCAAATTGTCGAAGCATTCTGGTACCAGTTGAGAAAGACGGTTCTTTAGCTGGTCAGCGTCCTTTTGTGATGGATGAGAGAAGAGTGAAAGACATCCCCAAAGAAGAGCGTGATCAGTTGATTGGGCAAATGGATGCAAACATAACATTTAAAGAGTTCTTCAAAAAGACAGATGACTTCTTTCAAAAAGAATGGTTGGGACCAAAGCGTTACAAACTCTTCAAAGAGGGAAAATTTGATTTTGAAAAGTTCTTCGATCCGGATGGACGTCTTTATACACTCGACCAACTTCGCATGTTGGACGAACAATTGTTCAAGAGGTTGGGAATATGAATTTTACTTTAAGTGGTGAGGGGAAAATTCAACTATCTACTCGAGCAAAATACAGATTGCGTAGATGGCTTAGAAAACTTGAAAAGAGGTCGAAGTTATGAAGCAAATAACTATGACTCAAGCACAATACATCCTAAGTACAAATCTTATTGTTGTGCCTTTTGTAAGGAAGTTGATTCCAAGATATATGGCTATTTTAGGATACAACTTCAAACAGCCCACAGCACAGATTCCGCATTAAACCTAATTCAAACCATAGCACCTTCGGGTGCTTTTTTTATATGAGGTCATCATGACAAAGCAACCGCAAACACTTCAAGAGCTAGTTCAAAATGTTGAATATTTCAATGTGGACCAAGCATCACCAGATGCACTACCTAAACGCATTATATGCATCCTAAAACTTCACTCTGGAGTGCAAGTAAACGGCGAGTATTTGATTCCTGAAGGTTCACCTGTTGGTGATTACAATCCGTTTGCACTTACATCTGCCATTGAAAATTTAAAAAAGCTCGGATTTGAAATTATTGAACCACCTTCTGAACCACAAGTAATCGAAGGTGAGGCAGTTGAGGTTGGCCAGAATTTAGATGACCCATCACTTAAAGCGGTTGAAGCACCAAAAATTAAAAGTCTGGAATCCCATGTAACTGTTACGGGCGCAGGGGTTAATACTTATGATGTTCGTCATGCAAATCTGCATTCAATTGAAGCATTGACCTCACTTTTGAAGGTTACGAAGTTAAATACTGATGTGTCGAATGCTGCAAACTCTAAGCTTGTTGAACTTATTAATGGACTCTAAGTTTCAGGCGTCTTGAGCATATTTTAATTTTAACCAGCACACTAAGGTGCTTTTTTTGTGAGAAAGAAATGACCAAAGAAGTAACAGAGCAAGAGTTAGCGGAAAAGTCTGTGGCACCCCGAGTAACTAAAGCGCAAATTGATGCGATGATGGACCGCGTTACATATACAGTGGAGCAGCGCCCTGGAGGTACAACATCTACTTTTGTACATGCATTTTTAGATGGAAAATTTTTTCTAGCAACGGGTTTTAGCGCATGTGTGAATGCAGAAAACTTTGATGCTGAAATGGGTGAGCGTATAGCTCGAAGCAACGCAGAAAAGTCAGCCGAAAATAAACTTTGGGAACTCGAAGGCTATCGTTTATTTGCCACAAACTTCTAAGTTTTTAATCGAAATAAAGCGTCCTTAGGGGCGCTTTTTTAATGTCTGCCGGAAGCGGATGCTAACGGCGAATCCGGGCGGATGCCCATTTTGTATATATAGGTTGGATGACCAATGAAACTTAAAACAGTAACAATCGACGGTAAAGTTTATGCGGAAGTAGACGGTGATAAGCCGATCTATATTCATGATGACGGCAAAGAAATGCCACATGATGCACCACACTCGGTAGCAACAATTGCACGCTTAAACAATGAAGCTAAAACACATCGTGAAGCCAAAGAAGCAGCCGAAAAAGCATTAAAAGCTTTTGAAGGAATTGAAGACCCAGCGGCAGCTAAAAAGGCATTACAAACAATCCAAAATCTCGATGATAAAAAGCTGGTGGATGCCGGTGAAGTTGAGAAAGTTAAAGCTGAAGCTATCAAAGCAGTTGAGGAAAAATATGCCCCGATTGTTGCGCAACGTGATGCTCTAGAAGCCTCTTTACATAAAGAACTTATCGGCGGTGGTTTTGCTCGTTCTAAGTACATTCAAGACAACATTGCAGTACCTGTGGACATGGTTCAGGCAACCTTTGGTCATCACTTCAAAATCGAAGAAGGCAAGGTGGTTGCATATGATCCGAACGGCGAAAAGATTTATTCACGTGTCCGCCCGGGTGAACTTGCAAATGTTGATGAAGCTTTAGAGTCATTGGTTGGTGGATACCAGCATAAAGACTTAATTCTTAAAGGTGGTAAAGGAACTGGTGGCGGTTTTCAAGGTGGGGGCAAAGGTGGAGCACCTACTGGAATGAAACGCAGTGAAATGTCTGTTTCTCAGAAAGCAGATTACATCAAAGAACATGGCAATGATGCCTTCCTAAAACTACCGAACTAATCATTAAATATTTGGAGATAAGTAGTTATGACTACGACAGTTAATTCAGACATGATCATCTATAATCAATTGGCTCAAACTGCTTATTTAGAGCGTTTGCAAGATAATTTGAATGTATTTAACCAAGCCTCTAATGGTGCAATTGTTTATCGCAATGAGATCATTGAAGGTGATTTCAATAAAGAAGCATTCTACAAAGTGGGCGGTAGCATCAAACATCGTGATGTGAATTCAACCGCCAAAGTAGTGCCTGAGAAGATTGGGTCTGGTGAATCTGTAGGCGTAAAAGTCCCATATAAATATGGTCCTTATGCTTCAACCGAAGAGGCATTCAAACGCCGTGCACGCACACCTGAAGAGTTTGCCATGATTCTTGGTTATGATTTAGCAGATGCATTAGTTGCAGGACGTTTACAGTACAGTTTAGCCTCCTTAAAAGCAGCTATTTCTAGCAACCCGGATATGGTTGCCAAAGGCAGTATTGCTGTAGATGGGCGTAAAGCATTAACACGTGGTATGCGTAAGTTTGGCGATAAGTTTGGACGTATTAGTTTATGGGTAATGAACTCAGATACTTATTTCGATATTGTCGATGATGCAATCACTAATCAAATTTATGGCGAATCTGAAATCGTTATCTATGGTGGTTTACCGGGTACCTTAGGTAAGCCGGTATTGGTTACAGATGCCGTAGGTGATGATGATGCATTTGGTTTGCAAATGGGTGCAGTTACTGTTACAGAATCACAAGTACCAGGCTTCCGCGCGTATGACATCAATGATGAAGAAAACTTGGCAATCGGTATGCGTGCTGAGGGTACATTTAACCTAGATATTCTTGGTTATAGCTGGGATACATCAAAAGGTGAAAACCCTGACCTTACTTTACTTGGTTCAAGTGCCAACTGGAAAAAACATGCTACTAGCAACAAAATGACAGCAGGCACATTGCTTGATCTATCTGGCACAACAACAACTGGTTAACTCATAAACATCTCACTATAAGAGGGCTATTAAGCCCTCTTTTTACATTTAAGAGAAATGCATCATGAAGCTAATTTATACACGTATTGCTGCTGCAGCTGCGTTAGAGGTTGGAACTATTGCCAATCCTGATTATTACGAACATCCGAATCGAAGTGCTGAAGAAGTAATTATTTACGGTGATTACCCGAAAATCCAAAATGATTACCAAGCTCTGGATATTCCTGTTGAAGTTCGCAAATTGGAAGAGCCTGCAAAAACGACATTGGCCACTGTAAATGTAGCGGTTGGAATTACTCCAGAGCTGCAAGAAGTTATTGATAAAACTAAAGCTGAGTGTGAAAAGGTTGTTGAGGAAAACGGGCAACTTAAACAGAAAATCGAAATCTTGGAACAAGCTAGTGGTGATAGTTCGGAGTTAATTTCTGAAAACTCACGTTTAAAAGATGCTGTACTCCAAGCTGACAATGCTACTAAAGCGGCTGAAGAAAAGGTAGTAAGCATTCAAGCAGAGTTTGATGCTTTTAAAAATGATGTTGCTGCTATGCAAGCGCGTATTGCTGAATTGGAAGCTGGAAAAGCGGCAGAAAATTCAGCAACAGAAACGGCAGCTAATGATTTTGAAAACTGGTCAAATGATCAATTAAAAGAGTATTTGGCTAGTAAAAACATTGGTTACAAACCGTCTGCAACAAAAGCAGAACTCCTTAAATTAATCCCGAAGGAATAATGCAATGAGCTTTATTACTGTAGATGACGCAAATTCAATTTTGGGCAGCGATTTTGCACCAGACAGTGATAAAGCTCGTCTGGTAAAGCTGGCTAATGTTTGGATGAAAAAACGGATTGGTTTTGTACCAGATCCTATTGATCCACTTCTTAAAGACGCGGCTTGTGAAATTATCAAAGGAATTCTGGCCAAAGTAATTTATAACGGCAAAGACCAGCAGTTGAAACGTAAGAAAGTTAAAGCTGATTCTGTTGAGTCAGAAAAAGAATATCAGGACGGATCTGAAGCAATCTCTAGCTTTGAACAGATAGCAATTGATTTTATTGATTCACTTGAATTGAAAGATCCAAATGCAAGTTTTAATGGCTTTGGCATACCACTTTACAGGGCATGATATGGGCTTACGTGACGAAATTCAGGCAGATATTGCTGAAGCATTTAATGAGGATCTGGCGGATGCGGTCCAAACATTTACATGTGACAGGGTTGTTAGTACCAACTGGAACCCTAAAACAAACACCTCTGAAAATGTCATTGAGCATTATGAGGGGCGTGGCGTTCTGTTTGGCTCATACAATCAATATGAAATACAAACTCTCGGAGTACTGGCCACAGATAAAAAGGCAACTGTGCTGCAGAATGAAGTTACCAAAGAGCCGATGATTGATGACGAATGGAGTACGGCGCAAGGTACATATCGCATCATGCATATCAAACAAGATCCAATCAGTGCAAGCTGGAAATGTCAGCTTCGAAAAGTGTAGGGGCTAAAATGGTTAATACCGAATATGTTCCAGAGTGGTACATCACACCTTTTCAGCATGTGCAATACACGCTTGCTAGAAATCAGCTTCACATGGATTTGTTATTTGAAGATATGGATGAAGCTGATCAATTTTTGGATATGGGAGCGGATGCACAGGTTAGTACTTTTTCTGATGGTGCATATGCAATCGTCCAAATTGGTGATACGGCGGATAAAGACAAAATTCAAGTATATGGATTGCTTTTACATGAAGCGGTTCACGTTTGGCAAATAGTAAAGAAGCGAATGGGTGAAAGTGAACCAAGTGTTGAGTTTGAAGCATATTCAATTCAAGCGATCGCTCAAGACCTATTTGAAATGTACGAAGCAAGCGAGGTGAGCAATGGGATGGAAGGGGAAAAAGCCGACTAGCTTTAGTGTTGATGTGGTGAAAAATGCTGAAGAACAAGTAAAGAAAATCACGATGGATACCGTGCAATCACTTGTAGTTTCGAGTCCAGTTGATACAGGTGCTTACAGAGCTTCTCATATCGTATCTATTGGAACTGCTGATTATGGTGTTCGTGAACCATCAACTAATCCAGTTCAAGATGCAGCAGTTCAAGCAGTCAAGTTTAAGCTTGGAAATCTGATCTTTATTCAAAACAACAAAGCCTATGGTCCGCGATTAGAAAACGGTTGGTCTGATCAAGCACCTCTTGGTATTTACAGCACTACTTTCACTTACATTACTCAAAAATATGGTGGCTAAGATGCCAATGACATTAGAGCAAGCTAGACAAGCAATAGTCGACCGTATGATGGCCTTTACAGGAATTTCTCAAGAAAGAATCCATTATCCAAATGCACCAGGCTTCTTAGCACCAGCAAAGGGCTTATGGTGCCGCTTAACCATTAAATGGGGTCCAAGTTTCATTGCTGGGTTAGCCGATACACCCTGTACTCGACGTACTGGGAATATCTTGATTCAATGCTTTGCAAGACCAGACACGGGAGACCAGGCAATAACCATTCTAAGTGTTGCATTACTTTCACATTTTGAATATTTCAGGATTGGGCATTTAGAATGCTTTCAAGGTCAAACGATAGATGCGGGTAAAGATGCTGACTTTCTGCAGTACAATGTGACGATTGGATTTACGGTGAATTGATATGTCTTACATGCTGACGCTAGAAGAAATTGAAATTAAAAAACAAGAGCTTGAACGACACTTGGCAGATGTAATGGCTAAGGAGCTAAGTAAATGGCAGTTGTCTAATAAATTATGTATTTCTGATGTAAAAATTCGCCTCGCTAATGTTAATAGCATAAATGGACCAAATTTAAATATTGTTACTGGAGTAAGTGTTGATTTGGATGATTGATATTAAGTTTTAAAGAAGTTACCGCCTGAGGGCGGTTTTTTTACGTCCCTAATTTTATAGCCACCTTCGGGTGGCTTTTTTTATGCCTAACGTCGGAGTATATAGATATGTCGAGTGGTGCACGTCAGATAACACAAATCGCGAAGGAAACCACTGTTGGTACCACACCTTCACCCTTCGCACGTACGACCTTTGAATTTACTGAAAATGGCCTTGATGCGACAGTAACAAAGGAAGACTCTAACTCAATCACAAGTGGCCGTATTGCACGTTCATCAATGATTACCGGTGCAGAGTATGCCGGTGAATTAAAATGTGAAGCGAAGTACAGTTCATTAGTTCAAGACTTAATGGCTGCAGCTGCTTTTAATAACTGGTCGTCAAATGTATTAACTTTTGGTGGCACACTTCGTCAAACATTTTCTGTTTTACGTGGCTTTGAAGATGTTAATGACTACCATGTTTTCCGTGGATGTCATGTAAACACTTTTGGAATTGATATTCCTGAAGCTGGCTTAATTACAATGACTTTCGGCCTTATGGCTCTTGGTCGTACAAACTTTTCTTCAGCACCGGCTGGAACAATTACAGCGGCAGATAACAATCCTAAAATGTCGAATGTCTCTGTAGGTGACATTTTAATTGACGGCGTTTCTCAAGCTGGGATTTCATGCTTGACCGCTTTTACATTTAATTGGGATAACACTATGCAGCTACAACGCTGTTTAGGTGGTGGTATTGATGCACGTGCAATCCTAGAAATGCTTGCAACAGGTACAGGTTCATTTACCGCAGCTTGGTCACGCAATACATCCGATATGTATGAAAAGCAATTCACTAACAAAACGATTTCATTAAAAGTTCCAATCACTGATACAGATGGGAATAAATATGAAATTTTTATTCCTAAAGCTGAAATTACTGCCCCATTACCTAGTGGTGGTAATTCAGATCTTTTAAATGCTTCATTCGAATATAAAGTCGTAGAAGTAGCCCCAACCATCACTCGTACACCAGCAGCAGTTCCTGCGCCTTAATCAATCTGATAGCAGCCTTAGGGCTGCTTTTTTTGGAGTTTAAAATGGCTTTAAAAGTAAGCATTCAGACTAGTAAAACAGTTAGTAAATGGCGTAAGTATATTGATGGTGAAGGGAATGTATTAGCTGAATTTAAAGTACGTGGTATCTCATATAAACCATATCAAGTGGCCCTTGAGCGTGCAAATAATCAGATTGCATCAAAAGGTTATGATGTAACTAAAGCTAGTAAAGACGACAAGCTATATCATGAATTGCTTCTTGAAGCTGCGGCCTGCCATTTAATTGAGGACTGGAAAGGCGTAGTTTTTGAAGAAGTAACCGAAAATCAAGAACTGATTGTGTCTGAACCAGAATATTCGCAGGAAAATGCAATTAAGTTGTTGAATCTAGGCGATCTTGGTGTGGCAATTTGGTTGTTTGTGAGACAAGAGGCGGAAAATATCCAAAAAGAAGCTGATGCATATAAGGATGAAGTAGTGGGAAAGTCATTAACCTCTACAACTGGACCAAGTTCAACTCAGAAGAAGAAGCGAGCGACTACAACAAGAAACAAACAGCAATTGCAAAAGCCTTAAATTTAAAAATAGCTGAAACCATCCAAAAGCCTGAATACTCATTTACAGCCAATGCCATTCTTTCAGCATATAACGTAATTTCCCGTTCAAGGCGTTATGAGCAAGGCATTCCCTTGGCTTTGGATATTGCAGCTATATCTGCCTATTGTGATCATTATGAGATCCCAGTCGAAAGAGATATTTTTAACGACTGTATCTTTGCAATGGATAATATTTTTCTGGATGATTCTCACAAAAAAATGAAGCGTCCAACAAAAAAATAACCCTAGAGGTATTTACTAAAAACAACTCTAGGGTTATAATTGACTCATCAAGTTAACAAGGGGACGGTGTGAAAAGTCTGGATTTAATCAAAATGATTGAAGCAGACGGTTGGTATGAGGTTAGGGTTTCAGGAAGTCATCATCACTTCAAACACCCAACCAAAAAGGGATTAGTAACAATCCCTCATCCTAAAAAGGATTTACCAAACGGAACTGTTAAAAGCATTTTGAAGCAAGCGGGTCTAAATTGACCCGCTTCAATCAGACTCATATAGTCCTATTTCACAGTACGATTTTGTACATGAGGTGAGTGCAATGTTATATCCAATTGCTATTGAAAGAGGTACAGACACCGAAGCCTTTGGTGTCTCCGTTCCAGATATTCCAGGGTGTTTCAGCGCAGGCGATACATTATATGAAGCTATCGAGAATGTTAAAGAGGCTATTTCTGGCCACTTGGAAATCCTAGCAGAAGATGGAGAGGAGATTCCTTTAGCATCTGATGTCAGTAAGTTTATTGACCAAGAAGATTATAGAGGTATGATCTGGGCAGTTACTGAAGTTGATGTTAGCCGTTACTTAGGTAAACCAGAAAAAATCAATGTTACTTTACCAAGCCGATTAATTCGGAAGATTGATGATAATGTTGGTAAAGATAAAAGATTTAAAACTCGCTCTGCTTTTTTGGCCGCTGGTGCTGAAAAGCTACTACATGCTTAAAATAGAGAGGCCACTCAATCGAGTGGCTTTTTTATTTCCCACCTGTTAAATTTTACCCATTAATAAAGATGGGTAATTTCATGAAAAAGATTATTTTATTGGGTTTAGCTTCAATTCTTGGCGGATGTGCAGCCACAACGGATATGATGAACAATCAGTATATGTCTGTTATACCCACTACTACCGATCTAAGTGGCTTTTGGTCTGGCAATAATGGTCCATATGCGGTGACTTACTCATTCAACAAAGACGGCACTGGCTTAATGTGTTCTAGTTGGAATGGTAAAGATTCTCTTGAAAAGTTAAAAATACATGGTGATGAAATCATTTTACAATCAGGTTTAAAGCAAACAATTAAGTCCAAAACCGAAACCAAGTTAGAACTTAATGTTAAATATTATGGTGGTGGTAGTTATCAATACAGCCCAGATCCTAAGCTAATCAATGCCTCACCATACTGTGAGAAAGCACTAAGAAATTAGTCCAAATTAAACAAATAACCCGCGAAAGCGGGTTTTTTATTGCCTGGAGAAAAGTTAAAGATGACTCAAGAATCACGTCTAGTCATTACTATTGATTCGAAAAATGCGGAACGAAACGCAAGAAATCTAGGCAATGAACTCGACAGCATAGAAAAGAAAGGGGATTTTGCATCAAAGTCCATGGATAGTTTATCTGTAGCAACAAGAGCACTTGCTGGACACATGGCAGGTCTTGTTACGGTTGGCGCGGCCATATCCAAAATGGATGAGTATACAGGCTTACAGAACAGACTTAAGTTAGTAACCAAGAATCAAGTTGAGCTAAATAAAGCAACTGAAGATACATTTAGAATTGCTCAAAAAACTTATGCGACATGGAATTCGGTTTTGCAGGTCTACCAGCGTTTTAGTGACAATGCGAAAACACTAAACATAAACATGGACGAAACGGCCCGCTTAACTGAAACAGTATCGAAAGCTGTTGCAATTAGTGGAGCAAGTGCTCAAGCAGCTGATGCAGCACTAGTTCAATTTGGGCAAGCATTGGCTAGTGGAACACTTAGAGGTGAAGAGCTTAACTCTGTGATGGAGCAAACCCCTGCCTTAGCAAAAGCGATCGCACAAGGGATGGGTATTACTGTAGGGCAACTACGTTCAGTTGCTGCTGAAGGGAAGATTACATCAAAAGAAATTGTTAAGGCCCTTAAAAATGTTCAAGATGACGTTGATGCTCTTTTTGCAAAAACAGATATCACTATCGGTCAATCACTCACTCTTTTAAATAACGAGATCACAAAATTTGTCGGCGAGTCAGGAAAGGGAAGCGGTGCGGCTCATGTGCTTGCTGATTCGATTCAGCTTCTTGCATCAAATTTAAAGTTGATTTCTGATGGAGCACTGGTGTTAGGGATTGGACTTGTAACTAAGGCAATCGCTACTAAAACCGTTGCGGTATATGCCGATGTTGCAGCAACTGCCGCAAATGTAAAAGCAAGCAAAGAAAAGGTTATTGCAGATGCAGCTGAAGCAGCCGCTGCTGTAAAAACAGCTCAGGCGCAAATAGCAAATTCACAAGCAACATTGCAGGTTCTAGCCGCTGAAAAAGCATTAGAAGTTGAAAGACTAAAAGCCCAAATGAATGCGGTCGGTCGCACACAATCAATTACGCGTATGGCCGAATTAAAGAAAATTGAGGCTCAGGTAACGCGAGAATTAGCTGCTGCTGAAACAGCATTAGCAGCTGCACAAACTAAGGCCAATGCCACAAAAGTGACAGCCTTAACAACATTAGGACGACTCGGAAAAGGAGCTTTAGGACTTGTTGGTGGACCAATTGGTGCGCTCGCTTTGGGCGTTTCAGCCTTGGCCGCAACATACACTTATTTTAAAGACAAGGCAGAAGAGGCAAATAAGAAGCTCGAGGAGCAAGCTGCGGTGGCTAATCGATCAGCCACGGAGTTGAAAAATTTGCAAGGTCAAGCCAAAACAGACGCAATTAAAGACTTAACAACCGCATTCAAGGCTCAAAATGATGAGCTTACAAAGATGGAATATCGGGTAGGTTCTGCGTTAATCGACATTCAGAATTATGCACAAGGAAATGCTGAAGTAGCTCGGATTTCAAATGAAGCGCGTTTAGGAACCATTAGTTATCAAGAAGCTTTGCAACAACTAGCGAAAGTGAAATTACCACCTAGCTTAAGACAGGCACTTGAAGAACAAATTGAAAAATATAAGGATGCATACGATAAAGCCGATAAGACCAAAACAGCAATTAAATTGTTTGGTATTGAAGTAACCATATCTGGTAATAAGGCTCAGAATGCAGCTATTGAACAGCAAAAACATGCTGATGCAATTAAAAATACAAAACAAGCAGCAGATGAGGCGCAAAAGTCACTGAAAGAAATGTATGATCAAAAAAACTTAGATACTGATTTTTTAACGATCAACATTAAAAGTCATGGACTGGAAATGGGTAAGGCGTTATCAGATTTTTACGATAACAACAAAATCCCTAAAACTCGCAGTTTAACTAAAGATGAATGGGCAATATTCCAAAAAAACTTTGATAAGGTGCAAGAGCTTAAAAAGCTTGAGGAGGATATTACCGCTTCTAAGAGACAGCAAACCAAGGAACTTGAGAAACAGCAAAAAGTTTTAGCTGTTAACTCCCAAGTTAAATCTAACGCCTCAAAGTATAATTTTTCCGATCTTGAATCTAAATATGACTTATTGCCTGGCCTGCTATCAGCAATCAACATGCAAGAAAGCAGGGGTGATGCAAACGTTATTGGTCCGAATACAAAATACGGGAAAGCCAAAGGTGGGTTCCAGATGTTGGATGGTACCGCTAAGCGGTGGGGATTAGTTGGTAAAGAAGTTTTTGATACTGGCAAAGCTGCAGAAGCAGCTGCGAAATATCTTAACTTTTTATTTAAAAAGTTCGGCAATTGGGATCAAGCAATTTCTGCCTATCATGCTGGTGAAGGTAACGTAGAAAAAGGTACCAATATTGGTCCTGTAAATAGACAGTACGTTAAAAACGTTAAAGGATATATTGCTGGATCAAATGGTTTTGATATGAAAGGAGTCTCTGAAAAAGATTTCGATTCCTACCTTAATCAATTTCTTAAAACGCAAGAGGAAACTGAAAAGCTACGTGATCAGTATCGAGATAAAGATACGCTTGCAGAGAAAGAATATTTAAAAAGAATTGGTGAGTTAAAGTTACATTTTAAAGATGCAGAGTTAAAGCAACTCACGGATAAAGAAACAGCACGTTACAATGCTCAAAAGGAGTTAAACGCTGAACAACTTGAATTTGAATTAAATGAGTTCCGTTTAAATGAAGTTCAAAAGCTGGAAAAACAAAAGCAGATTAAATTACTTCAAATCAAAGCATCAACTGAATACTCTGAAACTGAAAAAGAAATTCGAATCAAAGCTGTTAATGCAATGTTTGATTATGAAATTTCTGAGTACAGAAAACTTCAAAAGCAAAAATTGGAGGAGTATCGAAAAACAATGTATGAGCAAGCCTCAATACCACAATCAGATGTTATTAATTTACTAGCTAAAAAGAACCTAACTTCTTCGCAATATGATTCATGGAATCTACAGAATCAATATAGTGATGAAATGCAAAATGCTAATGATGCATATTCGTCAAATGTTAAAGCGATCTCAGAAGATAAAACAATCGTTGACGAAGAGAAGCGCTTCCAGGCCTTATTAGATGCTGAAGAGCTATTTCGTCAACAAAAGTATGCCATCAATGAAAAATATACATTGATGGAACAAGAACTCCAGAAAAATGCCCGTCAAGCTGAAATGGAAGTATATGGCCAGTTATTGTCTCAAGCTTCTACGGTTTGGGGAAATATGACTGCGATGGTAAAAGAATCTGCTGGTGAACAAAGTTCTGCTTATAAAGCTATGTTTTTTGTTCAACAAGGTATTGCCATTGCTCAAGGTATTATCAGTACAGAATTAGCGGCTGCAAAAGCATTAGAGTTGGGGCCGGTATTAGGTATTCCTGCTGCCGCCGTTGTACGCGGTTTAGGGTATGCCTCAGTTGGACTAATTGCAGCCCAAACAATTGCTGGCTTCTCTGATGGCGGTTATACCGGTAATGGTCTTAAACACACTCCTGCAGGGATTGTGCATAAAGGTGAGGTTGTTTGGTCGCAAGAAGATATTAAACGCTGGGGTGGTGTTAGCGTTGTTGAAAGTATGCGTCAAAGCAATCCAAGTGGTTATGCGAACGGAGGTTACGTTTCTAATAATCAGTCTGATGCTATTGCAATACGTAGAGAGTCTAGACAGTTTGAGGCAATCAACTCTAATCAATCTCAATTGAATACGAACGAAAAGCCAATAAATGTGTATGTCACTGTTAATGCCGATGGCACAAGTAAAACAGAGACAGAAAACGACTCAAAACAATTGGGCCAAATGATTGGTAATGCAGTAAGAACTATTATTCGCCAGGAACAAAGACAAGGTGGTTTGTTATCTAAGTAACGCCTGAACTGTTTCCACTTTTCCGTTAATTGGGGTATAGTTTAATTAATATGGTCATACTTTAGTTATGGTCCTTAAAAGCTCGCTTATTGCGGGCTTTTTTTGTGAGAAATAATCATGAGTGACTTAAAATTTACCTTTGAGTGTGATCTTGAAGGTAATAATCAAACCCAACGTTTTAATACGTTATCAACAAAATTTGGTGACGGATATGAACAAAATACTTCAATTGGTATAAACAATCGATCTGGTGAATGGACCTATCAGCGCACAGCTAAGAAAGCTGAAATTTTGGAAATTAAAGCATTCTTTGATAAGCACAAGGGTGCTAATTCTTTTCTATGGGATTCGCCGTTAGATGGTGAAGTGCGCGTTAAAGCAGGGGATTATCAACCTGTTTGCTTGGGTGGAGATACGTGGCGCATTACAACCACATTTACTCAAGTTTTCTATCCATAATTTTTTCTCAACGGCTCCTTAAGGAGCTTTTTTATTGCTTATTGGAGCAGAAACATGGCTATTAAAACTTTAGATCTTGCTGAAGCATATATTGTCGGTGAATTACGCACTCAATTATTAGATGCACGTAGTTTCGGGAATAATTTGCCTGCTGGCAGAATTGAAACTTTAGCGATTAATTATGATCGACCTTCTGATTCAGTGAATATTGCTGTTACACCAGGTGGTGGTTTAAACGGAAGTATGACTTTACTTGATGCTGACATCACAAAGTGGGCAATTCAAACGATCTTAAACACAGCTTATCTCTATCAGGTAGATGTAAACACTTTAAGCCTTAAATATGACTTGGCTGCTAAAAAAATTACTATTGAATATACTCCAGTTGTTTCAGGTCAAGCTTAAGGAGGTCTCATGACTTTACAAAGTGACTTCCAGAAACTTGAACCAGGTGGATTAATTCACCTGTATGAATTAGATGCCAGCTCGTATGGAGTTGGCATTCTTCGATTTCATGGCCATCAGCAAATGGAAAGTATTTTTTGGCAGGGTCAGGAGTTTGAAGCTATTAGTCTGGATGTCTCTGGTTTAGAAATGAGATCAGATGGTAAGGCTTCGGCTCCCACATTAACAATCGCCAATAACCTGAACGGAATACAAGGTGCAATTTCAGCTTACTGTCTCCAATGTAAAGATTTCGTTGGAGCTAAACTCAAAGTTATAACCACACTCACCAAGTATCTTGATGCCAAGAACTTTCCTGAAGGCAATCCAACAGCATCAAATGAATCAAAAGAGCAGATTTGGTATATCGAGCAGAAAACATCTGAAAATGCTCAACAAGTAACTTTTGAGCTTTCAAACCCGATTGATTTTGAGGGGTTGAGAATACCAGTTCGTCAAATTACTTCATTGTGCCATTGGTGCACGATGGGGAAATATCGTGGTGAAGAATGTGGTTATACCGGCGCTGCTATGTTTACAGAAAAGGATGAGCCAACTGATAACCCTGCATTAGATCGATGTGGAGGAAGGTTGCGCTCTTGCCGATTACGCTTTGGAGAAAACAAGCCCCTTCCTTTTGGAGGATTCCCAGCATCAAGCTTAGTTTGAGGTCCTATGAAACTAACAGCAAAAATCAAAAAAGCGGTAATGGCCCATGCTGATGAATGCTATCCGCATGAATGCTGTGGGGTCATTGTAGACAAGGAATATATCCCTTGTCGAAATGTAGCAAACAAATCAGATCAGTTTGAAATACATCCTGAAGACTTAGCTTTTGCAGAAGACCAGGGCGAGATATTAGCGTATGTGCATTCCCACCCTGACGGAACTACAAGAGCCTCAGAACTAGACTTAATTCAAATTGAGTTACATCAAAAGCCTTGGGTAATTTGTTCCTATCCGGATCTAGATTTTCAAATATATGAACCATGTGGTTATCGCGCCCCTTTAGTGGGGCGTAATTATTTTCACGGTTGGCAGGATTGCTACGCTCTTATACGCGATTTTTATAGTCGTGAATTAGGAGTCGAACTTATGGATTTCGAGCGTAAAGATGCTTGGTGGGAAGATAAAGATCATCCATCACTTTATCTTGAGAATTATGAGAAAGCAGGCTTCTATGAAGTAGATACGCCGCAATATGGCGATATGCTTGTTTGTCGTGTTGGGCGTACTGAACATCCCAATCATGCGGTTGTTTGGCTTGGGGATAATGGGCAGCTTAAATCGGAACAAACTGAGCAATGCATAGGTTCAAGTCTAATTCTTCATCATCCATATAATCGTAAATCTGTTCGTGAAATTTATGGCCAACAATGGCAAGAGCGAACAGTAAAGATATTGAGGCATCGAGATGTTAAAAACCATTAAACTGTATGGAGTATTGGGACAAAAGTTTGGCCGTGAATTTAAACTTGATGTTTTAAATACACGTGAAGCTATGCGTGCATTAGCAGTACAAGTTGAAGGTTTCGAGCAGTTCATGTTGAAAGCACATGAGCAGGGACTCCAGTTTGCTGTATTTCTTAAGAGTAAAAATTCAAGCAAAAAGCGTGGAAAGAAAAGCCCATCAATTTATGACCATGAATCAAAACGACTGATTACTGGAGACAATATCAGTGAAGACCAGCTTGATATGACTACACAAGCTGAAGTTATTCATGTTGTGCCTAGAGTAGTTGGAGCGGGCGGGGGTGGTGGCCTTCAAACAATTATCGGGGCTGTTATGGTAGTTGTAGGGGTGGTTGTAGGGGTGTTTGCTGGATGGACTGGTGTTGGTGCAGTTGTGGCACAAGGGTTAATCGGGGCGGGTATCGGCATGATGCTTGGTGGTGTGGCAATGATGCTTATGCCAAAGGTCGATAATACTCAGGACCAAAACCAAGATGGTAATAGGGCAAACCAAGGATTCGGTGGAGCTGTAACTACGGTTGCCCAAGGGAACCCTGTTCCAGTTTTATATGGCCAACGTGAAGTTGGTGGATTCATTGTGAGTGCTGGTCAGTATCCTGAAGACCAGATGTAGAAAATTTGTTGTGATGTTTTTTTAAGGCGCTTTAAGCGCCTTTTTTATTGCGCGAGATTTAAACCTATGGCGATTGTAAAAGGCGCGAAAAAGGGCAAAGGTGAGGCAAGAAAACCTGTAGTTGCTCCAGATTCCGCACAATCTAAAACCTATATAAAAATCTTATATGGTTTAGGTGAAGGCGAAATTGAAGGATTAGCCAATGGCAATCAATCAATATTTCTTGAAGGAACTCCACTACAAGATGCCAATGGGAATCTGAATTATTCAAACGTAAAACTAGATTTCCGTAAAGGAACTAATGATCAAGATTACATTGAAGGTTTTCCTTCAGTAGAAAGTGAAACTGCTGTCGATGTCGAATTGAAGTCAGGTGCTCCATGGGTACGAGCTTTTAATAATATTGATCTTGATGCCGTTCGTATTCGCTTAAAGTGGGGACCACTTCGCCAGCAGGACTCAAGCACTGGTGATGTTAGTGGTATAACAATTGAATATGCTATCGATATACAAACTGACGGTGGTGCCTGGACAGAAGTATTAAAAACAAAAATATCCGATAAGACTTCTGCAAATTATGAACGAGCTCACCGTATTGATTTACCAAAGGCCGATAGTGGTTGGTTAATCCGGGTACGTCGCATTACACCTAATTCAACCTCTGAGTTTGTAAGCGACAAAATGTATGTTGAGGCATTTACTGAAGTTGTTGATGCAAAATTAAGATACCCAAATACGGCATTATTAGGTCTGCAATATGATGCCGAAACTTTTGGAAATGTGGCGAAATTAGCTGTAGATCTGAAAGGTCGATTGCTTTTAGTACCAACCAATTACAACCCGCAAACGCGACAATATACTGGAATTTGGGATGGTACTTTTAAAAGAGCTTACACAAATAACCCGGCATGGATTTACTACGACCTTTGTACAAATGATCGTTATGGTTTAGGAAATCGCTTAACCCCATTCATGATTGATAAATGGTCTTTGTACCGTTTAGCTCAATACTGCGATCAAAGCGTTTCCGACGGACTTGGCGGCCAAGAACCTAGATTTACATGTAATGTGTACATTCAAAATGCTGAAGATGCTTTCAGTATATTAATGAAATTGGCTGGTGTCTTTCGAGCGATTGCCTTCTGGGATGGTACAAGCATTATATGTGATGCCGATATACCACAAGACACATATTTCACCTATACCCGTGCAAATGTGGTTGGTGGTGTTTTCGAATACTCAGGAACACGTGCACGTGATCGGCATAATGTAGTTAAGGTTGCGTGGGATAATCCTGCAAATCACTATAAAACAGAATACGAATTTGTTCGCGATGAAAATGCTATTGCTGAGTCTGGCCAAGTACGCATTCTTGAATTAGATGCGTGGGGATGTACTTCTCGTGGCCAGGCTCAACGTGCAGGCCACTGGGCTTTAAAATCCGAGCAAAAGGAGACTCGTACAGTTTCGTTTAAAGTCGGTTTAGATGGGCATATTCCACTGCCAGGAAGAGTAATTGAAATTGCGGATGAACTGTTTGCAGGACGTGCTAATGGCGGACGTGTATCTAAAATTTCTGCTGATCTCAAAAGCATAACCATTGATCGAGATGACGTTATTGCTAAAGCTGGTGATCGTCTGGTTATCAATGGCGAAAATGGCAAAGCACAAACGCGAATTGTTCAGTCGATCTCTGGTCGGGTTATCACAGTAACACTTCCATTCGATGAGAATTCAATTGCTGTACAAAACGTATGGGTTCTTGATGCTCAAGATTTAGCGACAATGAAGTTCCGCGTAATTTCAATCTCGCAAGAAGAAAAACACCAATTTAGCATTACAGCGCTTCAGTACAACCCGCAAAAATTTGATGAAATTGATAACGGGGCATTCTTTGAAGATGCACCTATTTCAATTATTAATCCTTCAATCCAGGAACCGGTTAAAGATGTTTTGATTACGACTGAAAGTCGTGTTGATCAGGGTATTAATATCACCACAATGATTGTGTCTTGGATGCAAGCGAAAGGTGCCGTTAAGTATCTGGTTGAGTGGCGAAAAGATGATGGATCGTGGATCCGGTTACCGCAAACAGGAAATAATTCAGTCGAGGTACCTGGTGTTTATTCAGGTCAATATCAAGCTCGTGTTACCGCAATTTCTGCTTTTGAAATCGCATCTTTACCGGTTACATCTTCCTTAACTGAAATTACTGGAAAGCAGGGATTACCGCCGAAAATAGCTTTTATACGTGCCACAGGTATTTTGTTTGGAATGAAGCTTGATTGGGGATTCCCTCCAACAGGTGCAAAAGATACAGCTTATACCGAAATTGAAGTTTCACCTGATGGCATCAACAATATTGCTCAATTAGGATTGTTTGCATATCCGACTACCACTACCACAATCCAAGGTTTACAACCTAATCTTAGACAGTTTTATCGCGGTCGATTAATTGACCGGATTGGCAATGTTGGTCCTTGGTCTGAATGGGTCAATGGTACGACCACAGCAGATCCGGAAGCGGTTCTTGATCTTATTTCTGGTCATATTAATGAGAGTGATCTTGCCCAAGAGCTTCAAGGTAAAATTGAAAATTCAGTCGATGTATCTGAAGCAGCCCAAACTGCAGCTAACAATGCCCAGGCTGTGGCCTCTGAAGCTAAGACGGCGGCCTCGAGTGCTCAATCGGCAGCAACCACTGCTCAAACACAAGCTTCTTCAGCCCAAAAAATAGCAAATGATGCGAGTGTTATAGCGACCAATGCTAAAAATACTGCTGATCAGGCAGCTGAAGATGCGTCTTCAGCAATAACGGCAGCAGCAGAAGCAAAAACTACTGCTACTAATGCGAATACGACCGCAACGAATGCACAAACAACCGCAAATAATGCTTCTTCGGCAGCATCAAAAGTTGCTTCAGATTTAACAACCTCAACAAATCAGTTGAATAAGAAAATCGCTGATGAAACTGATGCACGCACAGCGGCAATTTCTAAACTGAATGATGGTCTCACCACAGAAACGTCTCAGCGCAAGTCAGAAGATGCTGCACTGTTAAACAATATTGAGACTTATAAGTCGAGCACCAATGGCACTTTGTCTAGTCTGCAAACGCAAATTAATACCAACGCGACAAATACAAGTGCAAATACATCAAAAATTTCTTCGCTTGACTCTCGTTTAACCACAAACGAAGGCAAAACCGCAGATGCGATTAATGCAGCGGCAACAGCTCAACAAACTGCCAATACCGCCGTTACTAATGCGGCAGCAGCAGCTTCGGCAGTTACCTCACTAAAATCAGAGTTGAGTACAGGCAAAGGCATCAACAATATCATTGCGCCTTTTTCTGATCCGCAAGAACTATCACCTTACATTATCGGTGCGTCGAGAACCGTTGCCTTAGTAAAATCACCAATGCGTATTAAGGGTAATGCTTATGACGTTACATTTAATGCGGTGGCTGGCAGTATTTATTTTGGTTCCTCGTCACTAGCAACAGTCAATACTGCGGCGGCAGGTGTTGTCAGTGGCGGAAAGCGTTACATGCTAAGCGCTTATTTAAAGAACCTCGATGCCACTAAACAGGCAGATGTTTACTTTACATTGCATTGGTTTAAACGTGCAGCAAACGGCACTTTCACGGCTTCTCAAAGTGTTTTATTAAATCAGGCAACTAACAACACACGAGTAACACCTTCAAACGACGGCGGTACAATTAGCTGTAAAGCTGTAGCAGCACCACCAGATGCAGTTGCCTTTGCGGTTATCTGTTCTGGCAACGGCGTTTATAACGTCGCTGGTTCACGCATTCTCATTGACATGTTAATGCTTGAAGAGGTCGTTGGTGTCGATGTACCTGCTTCAACATGGACAGCAGGACCAACTGATTTAAGTGCTATTAAATCCGCTCTTGATGCCAATGCTTCTGCTATTAGCAAAATCGATACCCGTGTAACAAATGCCGAAGGCACCATTACAAGCCAAGGCAATTCAATTACTCAATTGAATAACAGCGTTACGTCAATCAATGGCGAACTTACGAAGAAAGCTGATGCTACGGCTTTAAATGCCTTAACCAACCGAGTATCGACAGCAGAAGGCACAATTACAAGTCAAGGCAATTCAATTACGTCTTTACGTAATGATTTAAACGCAACCAATGACAAGGTTTCGTCAAAAGCGGACTCAAGTGCATTAAATTCCTTAGATTCTAAGGTTACAAGCATTGATGGAAGAGTAACTAGCAATACGAGTGCTGTGACCTCATTGCAAGGTCGTGTTTCAACCGTCGAGGGTGGACTTTCATCGAAAGCAGATGCCTCGGCATTAAACAATTACTACACCAAAACAGAGGCGGATTCTGCCGCTTCTGGCGCAATCGATAAGTTCAACAGTCAATTGACGATCGGCGGAGTAAACGCTGTTGCGAACTCAGAGGCTCCACGTACTTCAACGGCAGCGACTAACAAAGAATACTTGCTGTACGAACGCAGCGCCGAATTAAAAACGTTCTATGACGAGAACCTTGAGAAGCCAATCACGATTTCGTTTGAAATGAGCGTTCCTGTGGCTGGACCAGTTCAAGTTTATTCGTCAAATGGTTCTGCTCACCAATTCGTTACTTCCGTTAACGCGGTTATCGTCAATCAGTTTGCCAAATACTCAGTAACAGTTAGTCCAAAATCGCACACCGCAAGTACAACTGTTTCAACAATTGAGTTCTATGGAACGTATGGAACTGGTCGTATCCCGACGATTCGTAAATTACAAATTGAAGCGGGCACAAAGGCTACCGCTTGGAGTCCAAGCCCTCGTGATACAAAGGCTGCAATTGACGCCAATGCTTCTGCAATTCAAACGACCCAAACAAAAGTTGACAATATCGATGGTCGGCTAACCACTGCTACAGATTCGATTACGTCACTAAATTCGCGCATGTCTACAGCCGAAGGGAATATCAACAGCACAAATACTGCGGTTGGTGGACTTTCGACACGCATGGCAACCGCTGAGGGCAAGATCACCAATCAAAGTGATTCAATTGCATCGCTACAAAATAGCGTCACCTCAATCAATGGAACACTGGCAAACAAAGCCGATTCAAGCGCGGTCAATAACTTAACTAGCCGAGTGGAAACAGCCGAGGGCAAGATTTCAAGTCAAAGCGGGCAGATTACTTCGCTTAGCAATAGCCTTGATCTAACAAACAGCAACTTGAACGACGTAAATGTTCTGGCGCGACTGTTATCGCTTGGTAAGCCTCTACGCGAGGATCCAACTTTTAAAACTACCTCTTCGGGCGGTTTGTCTGCATACAATTTCCCTGCGGGAACCTCATGGATTAAGCAAGCCAAGTCAACAGACAACCCAACTGGCTCAACCCATGAAATGCTTATTAAGGCAACTCAAGCGTTGGGTGGTGGTTGGTATCCAACTTCACCTACGCTTGTACTCACTGCAAATAAAACCTTCTTAATTAAACAAATTATTAAGATGCCAGTGGGTACAAAATTACAAGCCATCGGTAATGCTACGGGTACGGGTGGATACATCCGAATCTTGGGTAATGATCTAGGAACTGGCAAATTTGAAACGTACTACTCTGTCGTACAAGGTGGGGCTGATTTAAGTGGCTCTACTATTCAAGGTCATTTCCGCGTAATTGCCGGCACTAACCCGCCAGTACCAACCGTAGATAATCCTGTTTTTGTCATTCTTGCTTCTTATGAAGTATTTGATGTAACGGCTGTGAACGACACCATTCCAAAGGCTTATAGCGATGCTATTGCAGCCAATGCGAATGCGATTAACACCCTGTCAAACACCGTCACTCAGCAAGGTAATACAATTGCTTCTCACAGCAATTCGATTACTCAACTCAACAACAGCATTTCAAGCATTAATGGCGCACTTTCGAGTAAAGCGGATACGAGCGCATTACAGTCGCTTGATTCCAAAGTTACAAATATTGACGGCCGTGTAACTTCCGCATCTAACAATATTGTTTCGCTCAACAATAGCGTCACAAACATCAATGCCACCCTTGCTCAAAAGGCAGATGCGACAGCGTTAAATTCGCTCTCTAACCGCGTAACAAATGCAGAAGGAAATATCACAAGCCAAGGTAACTCAATTACCTCATTGACTAACTCATTAGCAGTTAGCGGAAAAGGTGGAACTAACCTTCTCATTAAATCAAATGTAGTTGGCTTGTATGATGGCGTCTCATACCCACACCACACTTACAAACTAGGTGAAGATTGGGAAATTGGCGCTAAATACACCTTGATCTGGTGCGCTGAACATAAACGAGGGACTGGCGATAACAACTCTTACCTAGCGGTTTACGCGGGTGGTGGTAGCCAGACTTTGCAATCTATTGTTAATACAGACGGTAAGGTTATCAGCAAAGTTACCTTTGTTAAAAACAGCGCAGTTGCCTCTGGTCCAATTATCCACTTCTACATGATCAACCGTCCGACCGCAGATAAGGGCACTATCGGTACTGTTTATTGGGCAGTTTTAGTCAAAGGCGATGTACTCACGACTGACGCTTGGATTCCAAGCCCATATGATTACATTCCTGATAGCAATGCAAATGCCGCTGCTATCGCAAATCTTACTAATACAGTAAGTCAGCAAGGCAATACTATTACATCAAATAGCAGTAGTATTACCTCGCTAAACAATAGCATCACCAATATTAACGGCACGTTAGCAACAAAAGCAGATAGTTCGGCTCTAACAAACCTCGCCAACCGCGTAACTACAACCGAAGGTGCAATTACCTCTCAAGGCTCAAGTATTACTTCGCTGAATGCATCTGTGAATGGCTTATTAAAGGATGTTGCAGTATCCGATACTCGATCTACTAATCAGCCTCCATCGTGGTATTGGTCAAACTATCCATTGCGTATCGTTCGCGAGTTCAAGCAAGCCTCTGTGCTAGGTTTGACTGGCATGGGTACATATGTCTCCCTTGAAACATACGTTTATTGGACTGACGCATCTGGTGGTCCGATCATCCAGATTGCACGAGGTACAGATTCAAAACTTACGGCTGAACGTCGTAGTGCGAGTACAGCGGCATGGAGTACATGGACACAAGATATAAAAGCAATAAGTGATGGGCTTGCAAATAAGGCTGAAGCATCCGCACTTTCATCACTTGACTCGAAAGTGTCGGTTATTGATGGGAAAGTTTCTACTCAGGCCTCAAGTATTACTACACTGCAAACTACAGTTGGTGGTAATACAGCCTCTATTCAATCTCAACAACAATCAATTGATGGCCTGAAAGCAAGAGCAACATTGAAGCTGCAATCCGGCAATTTGGTTGGTGGCGTTGGCATTGAGAATGACAGCAAAACAGTCGATTTCATCATCCAAGCTAATAAGTTTGCAATTGGTGCGCCTTCAACTGTTTCCGGCTCTGTGACGCCTAAATATGCATTCGTCTATCAATCAACAGCAACAACTCTGCCGAATGGGACAGTGATTCCTGCTGGCTTGTACTTAGACAGCGCGTCTATTAGCTATATCAACGCCAACAAAATTTATGCAGATAGTTTAAGTGCTATTAGTGCAAATCTTGGTACCTTTACCTCATTGGCAGATCAATCAAAACCAAATGGTGCTAGGACTGTAATTAGTGGTGAGAGGATCGAAGTTTACGACGAAAACAATGTTATGCGTGTACGGATTGGGAGATGGTAAATGCCCACAGGAATGATAATAAATTCTGAATCAGGGGAAGTTGTTTTTGATGGAACTGTGAAGATCCCTAAAATACTAGGGAAGGTTCTAATCGAGAATGGACAAACTTCAGCAGTATTAAACCTTAACAAGCCACTTGATGGCACGATGTTTTTTATTCCAAAAGGATTAGCAACTACAGTCGATCCAATCTATGCCCCTTTGGGAATTAACTATGAAGTAAGTCTTAGTTCTAACAAGCAGGTTGTAACGGTTAAATACATCGCGACCAGTGAGCAGCCAAAAGCAGGGACTGATTTTGAAGTTTATATTGGTGAATATTGATGGATAACTATTTCTTAGTAAAGAATGACTTCATAAATGCTATTGATGATGACTATTTCAATCTTGCATTTATTAGAAAACAACGTTTTAACTTCACATCTGAACCTGGGATTACCTATTACTATCGTACTTTTGAAGTAGATATAACAGGGATAGATTTTCCTGTTATTGCAATTAGTTGTGTTTGTCCTTCTGCTTATTTAAGTATGAAAGCCAATACGCTTTCTATTGTTTGCTCAGCAAGTAATTATGATGGTGTGGCTAATTCAGTTAGCAATTTAAATAATTCATCTAAGTATTTAGATGTGTTTGTTTTTGGTCGATTGCCTAGAAGCAGTATTCCAGAACATGGTATTGGTGTAGTCTGTTTAGATGCATCAAGTAAAGTAGTTTATTACAGTGGTGCAGAGTATTTGAAACCCATAAAAATGTTTATTGATCCCAATACTTATCGACCAATGTTTAATTCAAACTACAATACTCAGGTCGAGTATTTGCCGATTGGCAAGTCTTATGCATGTATTCCCTTAAATAGAGTAAATACTGTTTATTCGGAGTGGACGCCTGAAGGTCAAGATGTCATAGCAATGTCATCAGTTTGTGCTATTGAGGGCAATACTATTACTTATACCTCAAATCAGGTGCAAGTCGCACAAGATATTAGTGCTGTTTACAATGGATATTGTAGACATATGTACATGTTAATCGATGTATCGAACTATTAATAAACCTTTAATTATCAGCACCCAATTCGGGTGCTTTTTTATTGCCTACGATCTGGAGGATGGCATGCATGAACGATCAGACAAATAGTGTAGTTGGAGCAGCTGCAAGCACGGCTGCCGCGACTGCAACAAAATTCACTTATGGTTATGTAGTGGGAGGGAGCTTGATCGGTGTTATTGGCAAAATTGATTGGGCTGTAGTCTTTTCGATTTTAATCGGTATCGCAACCTTTCTGACGAATCTCTATTTCAAAAAAAGAGATGATAAGCGTAAGGATGAGATTCACGAGCTACAAACGAAGCAATATGAGCTAACTAAGAAACGATTGGAAGGGGGTTCAGATGACAAGCGAACAGACTAGAGCTTATCTGGCTTTTGCACTTGTGGCGTTAATGTTCGTACTGGTTATTGCTTTATTTTTTGTGAATATGCCACGTGAGAACAGCAATTTAATTAATACAGCATTGGGTTTCATTGCGGGGGCAATGACAACTGCCTGTGGATTCTATTTCGGAAGCTCTGACCAGGAAAAGAAAAATAAAACTGAGGAATCAACTGAGCAGTAATTAACTTAACTCTAAATGCCGCCTACGGGCGGTTTTTTTATAACTGAAGGAAAACGAAATGAATATCGAACAATATCTTGAAGAGTTGATCAAGCGTGAAGGTGGATACGTAAATAACCCGGCAGATCGGGGCGGTGCAACCAAATACGGTATTACTGAAGCGGTTGCACGGGTAAATGGTTGGAAGGGCCCAATGCGTGATTTGCCTTTGGATTTGGCAAAGCAAATTTATAAACAGCAATATTGGATTAACCCTCGTTTTGACCAGGTTAATACCTTATCTCCTTTGATTGCTGAAGAGTTGCTTGATACTGGTGTTAACTGCGGCGTAGCTTTTGCAAAGCCTTTATTACAACGAGCATTGAATCTATTGAATAACCAAGGTAAAGGCGGTTGGCCCGATCTAGCCGTTGATGGTATTTATGGTTCAGCTACGTTAGGGGCTTTAAAAATCTTTCTTGCCAAACGTGGTAAAGATGGTGAGAAGGTGATGCTTAAGGTACTAAATATTATGCAGGGCCAACGTTATATTGAAATATGCGAACGCAATCCCACGCAAGAGCAATTCTTTTATGGATGGATTAGTAACCGGATCGCATAAAGTGTTTTTGTGTAAGAGAACCAAGCTAGCAACTTTTATTACTCTACTGTGCATTCTGTTTTCAGGGTGCACGGCGCATTCAATCAATAACAATATTCAAGTATCATTATGCGTAAAAGCAATTTGAGTTTTTAAAATGGCGCAAGTGATGATTATGGTTATGGAGGCAGGTAAGGCTGAGCATACATGCAACCTGCTTGCTGATATAAATAAAAACGGTGAAGTAACTAAGTTTTATGATTATAACGGCAATGAATTAAAAATTAACTTTTTGCAGAACCAAGTTTATTACAACAAAACTTGGTGGCAGTTTACCAAGAAACAAGACATGTAAAATAAAGCCCCTAGATAGGGGCTTCTTATTATGCGGCGTTTAGCATTTTGGCTATTTCGGATGCAGTCGGATTGTAATAGGTATTAACCAGTACACTAATAGTTTTGTGACCTGTAATTTTGGCAAGGATTTCAACAGGCAAACGATAGTCATGAACAAAGCGCGTGATTGCTTCATGCCTTGAATCGTGGAAAGTAATAACACCATCTAAACCAACACGGCGTAAATTACGTTGCCAAATTAAGCGGAAAGCATTCGATGTAAGCGGTACCATGCGATTATCGTTTGGATCATCTGGCAACCAAGAAAGCATTTCTTTTGCCTTGGCAGTTAAAGGCACGTCACGAGATGAGCCGTTTTTGGTATCTAATAGCCGGATAAAGTCAGTAAATATTAAAGACTTTTGCACGCTAAGGATTTCACCTTTACGCATTGCAGTCTCAAGGGCAAAGAGAAATGACCACGCAACACGGTGTCTAGGCTGTGTTGGTGTTTTACCCCATTCATAATCCAAGCCTTTAATTACTTTATTAATATGGTCATCACTAATACGTTGGTGTCTTGGCGGCGGTGCTGAAGGTTTTGTAATTTCTTTGAATGGATTTTCTTTAGTTAAAAATAATTCTTTTCGTGCAAAGTCAAAAACTGAACTGTACATCGCCATTTCTCTAATGACAGTTGCGCCCTTAACCTGCTTCAATCTTTTATCACGCCATTGTTTAACTAGAGCAGGGGTTAAATTGTGTATAGACTCATCTGCTAGTTCGCCCCAATTTTTCTTTAAACATTTAAGCATTTGTACAATTAAACGGGCGCTTTTCATTTTGCGACCTTCATCTTGATAATACTTATCAAAAAGGGCTTGAAATGAAATATGGATTTTTTCAGGTTCTGAGGTTGGTTGTTCAGATTGTAATTCTAATAGTTTGGTTGCTGCCCACTGTTCGCATTCGCTAGCTGTGTCACGAGTGGCAGCGTAGCGCTTGCCCTTAAAACGAACTTCAATACGCCAAGCGTTGCCGCGACGGGTCGGTTTCTGCATTTTTAACACTCCAAATTTCATGGTGGCGCACTGCCGTCAAAAATTGAAGATGTACAAATGACACCCACTTTTTTGGCGGCGGCACGGAAATATAAAGCGTTTTTTAATGTGAAATATGACTATTTTGAATAGCCATAGCTGACCTATCGACAATAAAAAACAAGCCAAAAGATTGCTAGAATCTTTCAGCTTATTGATTTTTAACAACAAATTTTGGAGCGGGAAACGAGACTCGAACTCGCGACCCCAACCTTGGCAAGGTTATGCTCTACCAACTGAGCTATTCCCGCAATGTGAGCACATTATAGAGTGTTTCATTAAAGTGTCAACACTCTTGTGATCTAATTGAACGTTTAATCAGCACGACGCCAAACTGTACCTTGGCGAGTGTCTTCAAGAACTACGCCTTGCTCAAGTAAAGACTGACGAATGCTATCTGCTTTAGCAAAGTCTTTTGCTTTTTTCGCATCAACACGTTGTTGAATGAAATCTTCAATTTCAGCATCAGACAAAGCAAGTGCATCTTGTCCAATATCTGATTTTAAGAAATCGTCTACATTGTGTTGTACCAAACCTAAAATGTTGGTGAGGTGACGTAATGTCGAATAAAGCACAGTCGCTTGGTCAGCTTGCTCTTCTTTTACAGCACGGTTTAACTCTTTGTTCAGTTCAAACAATACAGCCATTGCTTCGGCAGTATTGAAATCGTCACACATTGCATTGTTAAAGCGTTCAATAAAGCTTTGATCAAGCGCTTCAGTTGTCGTTTGACCGTACACTTGTTGATAAGCTTTAAATGAATGATAGAAACGAGTTAAAGAAGTTTTTGCCTCTTTAAGTGCTACATCAGAGAAGTTCACAGGGCTACGATAGTGTGAAGACACAATAAAGTAGCGGATCACTTCTGGGTGGAATTTCTCCATTACGTCACGAATCGTAAAGAAGTTGCCTAAAGATTTAGACATCTTTTCACCATCAACGTTAATAAAGCCAACATGCATCCAGTAGTTTACATATTGCTCACCAGTCGAAGCTTCACTTTGCGCAATTTCATTTTCATGGTGCGGGAACATTAAATCTGAACCGCCACCATGAATGTCAAAGTGATTGCCTAGGCAGCAAGTCGACATTGCAGAACATTCAATGTGCCAACCTGGACGGCCATTACCCCAAGGGGACGCCCAAGATGGTTCATTTTCTTTTGCATGTTTCCAAAGCACAAAGTCAAAAGGATGTTTCTTTTCAACTTCTACATCAACACGCTCACTTGCGCCAGCTTGCATATCCTCAAGCTTACGGCCAGAGAGGCGACCATATTTTTCAAATTTGGTGACTTCAAAATAAACATCACCGTTTGAAGCAGGGTAAGCAGCGCCTTTATTTACCAAATTGCCAATCATATTTTGCATCTGGTCAATATATTCAGTCGCTTTAGGTGCTTCATCTGGTGCTAAACAGCCTAAGTTCGCTGCATCTTCATTCATGGCATCGATGAAACGCGTGGTGAGCTGTTGGATTGTTTCACCATTCTCATTCGCACGTTTGATGATTTTGTCATCAATATCGGTAATGTTGCGAATGTAGCGGACTTTCCAGCCTTGACTACGCAAAAAACGGATAATGTAGTCAAATGCAACCATAACTCGAGCATGTCCGATATGACAGTAGTCGTAAACGGTCATACCGCAGACGTACATATCGATGTGACCTTCTTTGCGAGGTACAAATTCAACTTTTTTTCGTTGCTCAGAGTTATATAAAACAAACGGTTGCAT